CCTGGGTACGGGTGTATCTTCTCCTTCGGGTGCTCTGGGTGCTACTCTGCCCCAGGATAGCTGGCTTGTTCTGACTTACACGGGTTCTTCCCCTGATCCAGCCACGCCTAACGCTCTTGTAACCACCAACGTACCTATTGGTCTGTGCGTCAAGTGGACCAAGCTGACCGAGACTCAGAACACTTACGGCCTGTAAACTTGCACTACTGTTTTCGTATATAATAATCGTTTTATATACGAAATTTTCTTAACCCCAACACGTCTTTGGGACCTCGTTTGTAAAAACGAAAAGAGCAGAACCTCCAAAGCCAATTTGATGTTTCCAACCACCTTGCTCAAGCTCTTCAGTAATTACAGATATCAGCTCCTTTTCGAGGCCGGTTTTGCTAAAGAAATCGTAGTACTCATCTTCGTCTTTTCTGGAAAGAAGAAAAGCGTATACCTCCTCTCTGAGTTTTGATAGAAGGAGTTCCTTGTACGAATCGGCGGTGATGTTCCCGACTTTCATTACAAATGTTTCTTTGTCCATTTGTAATGAGTTAATCTCCTGATTAAGTTGTAATATGTAATAACTTCGATTCAGTTAATTTCTAATTATACCGGCGACGTCGCTTGCAATATCCAACCCGCCAGCTACTGCCGCATAAGTTTTGCTCTTGAAAACAAAGTATGTACTCAAGTATGTTAAAGCCATAATGACTATTGCCATACCTAACAAAATGAGAGCAAGTTTTTTGTTTGATATCTGCGTACTCAATCTGGCATTAGAAGGATTGTTTGTTTCGTAAAGAACCAGTACAGAATTTCCAACAGCCGAGTTTCCAGAAGAATTTAAGAAATACGTATTGTTACCCACTTTATAAGAAACAGTCGTTGCTTTTGTTTGCGGGTTGTAGGTTGTAACTTTACCCTCAACTGACGCTTTTCTTACAGGCGTCATGATGAGATGTATCGATATACCTATCATAATGATTCCAACTATGCTCGCAACAACACATCCTATAATTGAATGAATCTTTTCATAACCGCTAAGAATATCCATTTATTACCTCTTGAAAAATTTCTTTTTCATTTGTTTCATCTTATTCGTAAGTTCGTCGCTTGGGTCAGAAGAAAATAATTTGTAATACGAAAAGATACTCTTGTATTTCTCAAAGATTTCTACAGATTCTTCGGTTTCTTCCTCGTCCGAAAGAAAATTGTTAAACACCTCCTTTGTTTTAGAGATTATTCGTTCTTGAGGATCTTCATCGATACGATAAAATGAATGAACTGGTTCGTTCTTAATAGTTTTCTTCTTTGGGGTAGAATCCAATTTAGGATCGGATTCAGGATCGGATTCTGGATCAGATTCTTTATCACGCCTCGCGTGTACTCCATCACACACTCCTCCACATTCGTCGCAGTAATCTTGAAGTTCTACCTTGGGTTCTACCTTGGGTTCTACCTTGGGTTCTACCTTGGGTTCTACCTTGGGTTCTACCTTGGGTTCTACCTTGGGTTCTACCTTGGGTTCTACCTCTACATCGGACTCGACATCAGACTCTACCTTGGGTTCTACCTCTACATCGGACTCGACATCAGACTCTACCTTGGGTTCTACATCTACGTCAGACTCGACATCAGACTCTACCTTTGGTTCTACCTCTACATCGGACTCGACATCAGACTCTACCTTAGGTTCTACCTCTACGTCAGACTCGACATCAGACTCTACATTGGGTTCTACCGCTACATCGGACTCGACATCAGACTCTACCTTTGGTTCTACTGCAGATTCGTCATCGGACTCTACCTTTTGTTCTACTTCGGTGGGCTTTTTCTTTCGATTATACTTTCTCTTTTCCTTTGGAGGTTCTGGTGGTACACTTTCCCCTTTCTTTCTACGCTGTCTCTTTTTAGGAGTAATTTCCGCTATCAAGTTTTTAATGACGTCTTCCCTGTTTACACCAATCAGCCATCCACTTGGTTCTTCGCCGTCCTTCAAAGCTTTGTAATGCTTAGCACCGAGTTTTTTCAACACATCATTGTACTTATCTTTATCCCCATATACAACAAGTGATTTTTCCGAGTATACCTTGTATCTGAGCATTTAAGAATTTAAAGTTAGCGCTTTAAATTTTATTTATTAAACAGTATCTTTTCTATTCTCGACTTATCGTCATCGTCAAACTGAGATAGTCTAACCTGAGTTTTCACTTCGCTTAGACTAACGCCTTTGCTCGCATTCTTGTTCTTAATCGCCGTTTGTTCCTTTCGTTGCTTCTTTTTTTCCTGTCTTTCTTGAGCACGACGTTCGCTTCTGGAAATCTTAGGCTTCTCTTCTACCGTTTCTTCAGGTTCCGGTTTCGTTTCCTCTTCAACTATGTCATTTGGCTTTTCAAACCGAAGCATTCGTCTGCACAAATCGTTAAACTGAGCTTCCATTTTTTTCTAACGAAGAATTCTTTTTAAACCATCAATTGAATGACGGGAACAATGCGGCATAATAGCCAATGGCTTTATCAGAACCCGGAATCAACTCTTTCATCTTCCTGAAATTTTCTTTGTAGCTTATTTCCGTAATTTGCACTCCATGTTTGTGAAGATACGAAGACAAAAACACGTCTGGATTACGGTCTATTCCGTTTGGAGAATTTTCAAAGCTGAAAACGTCTTCTTGGAAAAATTTAGGCTTTACCAAGACACCTCCGCTCATATCAATGACGTCGTTACTATATGGGGTCGACACCTTTTCACCCTTTTCTAACGACTTCTTACCGTTGTAACCAGACGTGAAGATGACAGAATTTGGCGATTGTTCGCTTGCATCTACGAGTGTTTCTATAAAATCTTCCCCATATAGTTGTTTGTCATTCAATAAAATAATCTTTGCATCTCCATCTTTTTCTCTGAGAAGAGGTGATAAAAGACACATCAAATCACCGTAATTATCACAGACCCTATGCGTAATAAGGATTTTACTATCACTCAAGTATTGGGGGATTTCTATTTGAGAATCTTTGAAAACAGAAAGGATGAGCTGGTCTGCGTGAACGGTTTGATCGAGAATGCTATTCAAACTCGGTTTAATTTCAGAAAATTCGGTTTTGTCGGTTCCCATACTTACTATTAGCTTTCCCTTGCTTTGAGCTCTCGGAGTTTTGAGATAGGTTTTGGAAAACTGTTCACACGAGCCGTTCTGAAGCCTGAACAACCTGATATAACCAAAATAAAGTAGAAGCAAGTAAAGCAGCGAGACGACTGTCACTGCGATGTTAATCTTCATAAATGTGCTGTTCATTTAATATACAAAATATATTAAATTTGCCGTACTTAATACTCGCAGTAATTTTTAATGATTGGGATTTTAGAGTTGTAAACTCCCTTCAAAACCGCTTCCTGAAGAATTTCTTGGAAGATGTGGTGAAATTTTTCGGTATGCCCGACTTCATCACATCTCACGTGAGCAAGCTCGTGTAGAGTCACGTAGATGAGCATGTTTTTATCGTAGTAGTTTCCGTCCTTGTCTTTGAGACAAATATGTATCTTCTTTTTGTTTATGGTGTACGACTTCTTTCCTCTGAGAAGAACAACTTTGTTGATGTCTGGAAAAACGGGACTCAGAGTGTTTCTGATGTCTATAAGCATGGGGTCGTCCTCGACATACTTTTCATAGAGTCTATTCATAGTCAGTGCAACCAAAATGATGCTTGCTACAAATACAAGTGATAGAACGTATTTCATTTATTACTGGTAAAAAATTAGTCAACGTCGTTCATATTTATGTCATTGACAGTGATTTCACTTATTCTGGAGTTGATAGACTGTACCAACGTGTCCAACTTGCAACAGTACATCACGTCGAACTCGTATGTGTCTTTCATATTTGAAATTCCAATCACAGCTTGTTTCAAGTCTAAAATAACATTCTCAACGATTTGTCTATTCACAATGGAGATTGAAACCCTATTAACATTTATTATATCAAAAGACCTGTTGATGATACTCTCGATGAAGTTGTATGCGTTTGCTCTGTTGTCAGTGTTAAAGAGCGTTCTAACGATAGTCGTGAACCAGTTATTAGGCTGAACACACAAAGTACGGACATTTATTTTTTCCCCCTTTTGGATCTTTCCGATAAACTTGAGCTTACTTATCACTTCCGACGTATTTTGATCCATAATAAGATTCTTAAAAAGAAGCCTCATTTCTTTATGGTGCAATTTAAATTGATAAATCACTTTAGTAAATTAAATTAGAAGGCGAATAATGAATTTTCAAATTGCAAGTGACATTCATATAGAAAAGTTGTATCCATCGACCCCTAAAATAATAGACTTTATTACTCCGGTCGATGGCGTAGAGACACTTATTTTGGCTGGCGACATTGGGTCAGCTTATCAGGTAGAACCTTTAAAGAGTTTTTTCGTTTCGTGTAGAGAGCATTTCGAAAACGTGATTTTTGTCCCGGGAAACAACGAGTATTACGAGCGTGCGGGATTTACTCCTAAGCTTTTTCCCGAGCTGGAGCAAGATTTGAAGGATTTGTGCAAAGAGTGCGGCGTCATTTTCCTCAACAACTCCTACATCGAAACAGACACAACCATCATTTTTGGCTCCACGTGGTGGAGTCATATACCAGACGCTTTGACTATGAAAATCTACAAGAGAGAAGGTGTTATTTTAGACTCTGATGACTTTAATCACATGCACAATGCGTCCAGACGGTGTCTGAACCGAATGATTGAAATGAAGGGTGACAAGAAGCTCATCGTGATAACTCACTACTGTCCCACAAGGTTTGGAACGATGAACCTGCATCACCGAAAGCCTGATTTCGAAAGCCTCGTCCCATACTACTTTTCGGCTTCTGAAAAGTTTTTAAGGTCTGGTACGATTGATGCTTGGATTTTCGGACACACGCACGTGTTCAGAGATTTTTTCTTTGAGAATACATCTACACGAATCATATCAAACGCGGACCCTCGTAAGAGAATTTTCCGGAGAAACTTTGTAGTTAATTTTGAAAATGAAATTCTCACACAACCTGACGATAAGGTTAAAGAAAGAGATGACAGACAATCGTGTGATAGAAACGTTGAAGGAAATGCTTGAGCAACGCGGGTACACTGTCGAGGACAAATCAGAAGGTATGATTGGCAGCAAACGGGGGCGGAGTTCTATCATCGTGTTTTTCAATTTAGCTCCAAAGGTGAACAATGAACGCATACAGGATTACATCACTCGTATGACAAACTTAGATGTCAAGCACTCCATCATCGTTTACACAGACTCGGTGACATCTCAAGCTCAAAAGGTTATCGATGAACTTCAGGACATGCGGATGGAGCTTTTCCACATGAACTCACTAAGGTACAACATCACAAAGCACCGCCTCGTTCCAAAACATACACAACTTACGAAGGCGGAAGCAAAGGCGTTTAAGGAAACATACGGTACGAAAATCCCGATTCTGATGTACACAGATCCAGTAGCACGTTTTTACGATTTTCAAAGGGGTGACGTGATTCGTGTGAACCGCCCTAACGGGTTTGTGTGCTTTCGTGTGGTCAAATAAATTTAATATAGGTTTTTATATTAAACATAATCACGCCTTTCAGTAACCTTGTTGAGCCATTCAGTCGCCAGCGTCCTTTCTTCCGGTTCATTTGAAAAGATAGAAGGAGGTCGCTTGTTTTTTTGAACGAACTGCACAAAGCGGGTCGCAAATTGCCTATCCTTGTAAGAGAACATGTTTACAACAAACTCTGGTGTTTAGAATTCAATTTTTCTTAGGCTTGTCTTCAAGTTCCTTGATTGCTTTGTCTATGTAGTAGTACAAGTCGAATTTCTTTGATGACATCTTTATTTAGGCGGAGATTAATCATTTATATTTTCTATCTGCTCCTTGCTTTTGATGTAGATGCCAATCTTTCCTAACGTCCCTACGTTTGTCTTAAAGAGGATTGGAAGAGACTTGTTAAAGTATATCTGTATGTGATTGACAGTTGATGCCCCCAGACCTGAAATTTTTCCGAGATTGTTCATCTTACTGCTTTCGAAATGCTGACAGTAAATAATGTCTTGATCATCGTCGTTGCCCTCGCCGAAAAGGATGCTTCTCGAATACACACAGCTCATGTCCGCACTAAACCTGATAGTTGTTTTTGTCGCCTTTATCTCGATGTTCTGAGAGATTGACTCCATGTCCTTACACATCTTCTGATAGTCTGACGCTGGAATCGCAATGTAGTCCTTGTACCCATCCGGGAGTTCAAGGTCGATATTTTGAATGTTTTGTATTTTGATGAAACTTGTAGTCATCTTACCGCCTTCTTTAGGGATGATTTTGATGCACAAGTTTTCCAAGTCATCTGCGTGAACTATCAGCTCAATCGAATCCTTTTTCTTAATGGGCTTGAGCATCTTCTTAAAATGAGTGAGATTAATGCCGATGAACATACTTTCGGTTCTCTCAAAGTTGTACATCATAAAATTGTCGCTGTAAAGAGCGATATCAATACAGATACGCAAGTGCGAGTCTGTCATCTTAAAAAAGACGCCCTTTTTGCTGATTTCAAAACAGCCAGTTTTTATATTGCTATGCAAAAGCTCTCCCAACACTTTGAAAACGTGGCCTTCTGTTGTTTTAGCTCGGAAAAGGTAAGATGACATTTAAAATTTGATGCTTAAACTTTAAATTTCTTTTCTTAAAATAAATGACTTTCAATGGAACAAACGTGATTCATCTGGAAGATACCGACTTTAAAAATAACGTGTTACACTTCCAAGGTGCGCCCGTAAAGGGTAAGTGGCTTGTGATGGTTCAGGGAACATATTGCGGTTTCTGTACAAAGTCCAAGAAGCCTTTTGTTGACTTATCGGAAAAATACCCAAATAACGGGGTGATTTTTGCGACGGTACACATCGACGGCACTGACCCAGAAAAGAATCTCGGAAGACGTCTTTCAGACATTATAAAGAAACCCATATCCGGAGTTCCCGCATATCTGCTTTTCGAGAATGGAAAGTTCTCTGCGATGGTGTCTGGCGGAAAGGGAGAATCCGAGTTGATTGAATTTATGAAATAAAATGTGTGTTATAATAAATGCTAACAGTTTTAGAATTGAAAAATTTGGCTAAAACCCACCATTTACACGGTTACTCTAAATTAAAGAAAGACCAGCTGATAGAGATGTTGGAAAAGGCAGGTGTACTTGAGAGGTCCTCTCCCAAAGCGGCACCTAAGGCGTCTCCCAAAGCGTCTTCCAAAGCGGCACCTAAGGCAGTTCCCAAAGCGGCACCTAAGGCGGTTCCCAAGCCTATCAAGAAAACAATCTTTCAAACAAAGATTGACGAATTGATTGATGTTCTGACCCAAGGATACGAAAGTTATCGCTTTACACCAGAGGCTTACGCACGTTTGAAGGTTTTCGAGCACAAGCTGTCTCTCAAGAAAACCGTCATCCCAGGCTATTTGGGAGAAGCGGCAGACGAGTACAGAGCTGTGGGGCTGTTCCCTCAGAAGGTCGAGTACGTGCTTCGCGAGCTACTTGATTTAGCTATCAACGGGACACGTGATAGAAAGAGCGACTTGATTACCAAAGAGATTATTGAGAAGGTTGGAAAAGACGACCTCGATATAAGCCAGATATTTTAAGTCTTTTATTAAAAATTTAATAAAAGAAGCGTTTACTTTTTGTCATATGCGGTATCAAACTCCAAGTAACACACTCCATTTGCGTCGCACGTCTTTGGAATGCCTATGGTATACTCGGGAATCTTACTCTCTTTCTCGTGCTTTGCCGTAGTTTCTTCGTAAAACTTTTGACGTGTTTGGAGGTTCCGAGTTATCTCAGTGATAAATCGCCGTATCTCACTACCCTCGGGAGGACCGTTGTACTTCATAAAGGGTCTGCCCTTTACATAAAAAACGATGTAAGGTACGTACCTAATTGGTGTTATGGTGTTTTGCGAAAGTCCTACGACGCGCTTCTGCTGACTCACGTTTATCATTGCAAATTGACAGTTTGTTATGGTCCCAACCAAACTCTTAAAGATGGGTACAAGGGTATGACAATGCACACATTGTGTTGAGTAAAACAGTACAATGGAAAACCCGTTGATATTATTACAAAGGAGACTTCCTTTTTGACCTTGTGCTACATTGAAATCGTCCTCTGATAGAAACAATAGTGCACTCATATTTATAAATATCCATAAAATTTTAAGCCGTTTTAAAAAGTGCTTAAAGTCTTGAAAAGTTTTATTTAAAATGAACGAGTATCGCAAGCTAAAACTTTTCAAGTGCGGAAAACAGGCGATAAGCGGGACAGTTGACATCAATGACGAACGCATTGTTTTCAAGGTTTCGAAGAAAGCAGATTATGTCATAGACCACGAATACGAAGTTATGAAGCGGCTCAAAGAATCCGTAAGTCATTTTTGTCCCAACTTCATAGTTCCGATTGACATAACCGAACAACAAGTTGAGCCGGCGGTTCAAAAGGATAAAAATCCCTTTACAATCACCTCAAAGTACCCCATAACTAAAAGGGTGTTGCTGGAACAGTACGTCCAAGGCAAGAAACTTTACCAGCATATCCGTCACGGTATGTCAGACACGCCTACCATCTACGGTGCAATTAAGCAGACTCTCTCGGCGATTGCTCTGGCACAATTAAAATGTAATTTCACACATTACGATTTGCACTCGGACAACGTCCTTCTCGACCCGTGCGACAAAGACTTGGTACTGCTTTACAAGTTCAACAAGGACTTGGCTTTTGCAATCCCCACACACGGTTACACATCTAAGATAATCGATTACGGTTTTTCTTATGTTGACTCGATGGAAGGCAAGTTTCTTGATTCATCTCTGGGTCACACAGATGTCGGGTTTACAAGTCATCAATTTGACCCTATCTCAGATCCAAAGCTTTTCCTTATATCTACAAGTTACGAGCTTGCAAACTACCGAAAGGGTACAAAGAAGTTTTCTAACATCACAAAGAATCTTTTTTCGAATCTCACGGTGGATTGGACATGTGGGTGGGATGATTACGGAGGGCGTTCGGTTGCCGATGCCCTGATATATGAGCTCGAAAAGAGGTATCCTATGGAGAAAAAGAGTAAGATATTTGGTAGATATAGCAACTACGCAGTAGACCTGATGTCTAATCTTGTAGTTTTGCCTCTCAAGAAAGGCGAACACACGGATTTACACCTCTCGTATTATACTTTTGTAAAAGAATTTGTTAAGATTGAAAAGGAAATCTCGTCCAGTGCATACAATTTGTATATCTTACAGAAAATCATCGATTCCGCCCGAAAGTGTCGGGATATTTATTTCGACGATGAAGAGAAGGGTGTGACCGAGTTTCGCAGAGACGTAAACGCTGCGATCATGAGTGTTTCAAAGTTTTGCTCTCCAAGAAACGTGCATTACGAAAGAATGTTTTGTGCGCTTCTCAACTTTGCCGAGTGTGCAAACGGCCGATTCTATGAAATAATGGAAAAGAAAATGGAAAAGAAGCGGAGAGAGTACAAGGAACTTCCTCTCGCTACCGGCCTTGACATACTTCAGGTTTTGAATGCAAATCTCGAAGACGGGTATGAGTACAATGAGAATACGACTGTTGTGTTGATAGATGTAGAAAATGAGACCACTGCAGAGGTTACTCTTGATGAAAACGCAATAGAGTTGCTTAATAGAACGCCAAGTGAGTACAGAGGCATTCTGTTGGCTACAATGACAGAGGACGAAGATGGTGATGAAGTTGACACGGAAGAGGAAAAGGAAGAAGATGACGTAGAAACTGAAGTAGACGAAGAAGGTAGTGTATACACCGATGTCGATAGTGATTATATATAAGATGAACTCAAATTAAATGTTGAATTTCGTTTTGTTTTCATCCGAGATATATAATCGTAGTAATGAGTACGAAGATGGGTCTGCATTCACATCTTTTAGTTTCAAGACAAACCCGAGCAACGAGAGTTCCATATTTGGTTTCTCACTCTTAATCTTTTTCTTAAACTCTGGAGTGAGATTCTTACCCATTCCGAAATCTATAACATACAGCTTGTTGTCCCGTATCATATAATTTAACATGTTCACATCCCCGTGAAGCACATTAATCTTATCCATCGTCTTGAAGATATGAATGAGTTCCTTTTGACGAGTTTCGCTCAGCTTTCCTCCAGACGCGTTTATCTCGTCGATTAAGTGGCTGTCCATTTTCTCCATTACTATAAACTTGTTCTTTTTATCCACGTCTATGATTTTCGGTGAAATAGACGCATTAGAACACAGGCGTTGAAGCTGGACTTCGTGGAGAAGGTTGTCAACAGACTTGTTGCTTCTAAATGTCTTCATCGCGTACTCTACACCAAACTGATTGACAACAAGAAATGTCTTTCCGTCTTTTCCTTTCAGACCAAGCTGATTTTTGATTTCATATTTCTCAAGACGTTTCTTTCTCTCATTTTCTTCCTTTTCAATCGTTTTTTGTAATTCTTTTTTGAGTAAGTTTTCAGATTTTAATCCATACTTCTTAGCTGTTTTCCGAAGTTCTTCTAATTTAGGCATTTATTAGAAGAACTAATCTTTTCTTTTAATAGAACCCAAGGATTCTATCGATTTTTCCATCCTCTGCAACCGAGACATTCATTCTCTCCTTAAGGTACTCTCTCGGAGCCATAAACACAGATTTTCCATAACACACCGCAACTCTCACAGGTCCGTTGTATTCCTGTGATGCTTGTTGATAAGTCTTTCCGATGAAATTCGAAGGGGGTGTGAACAGAGACGAGTTAAGTGCTGTACAAAGCTGAAACACGTGGGAGAAAAAGGCTCCCGAATCTACGAGAATTTCAACTGCGTCATTTGCGAGTGTAATTAGACCCTTATCGCATTCGTCCGAATCTGCAGGGTCGTTCATCATCTCGGGCATATCTCCTTTCATCAAAACTACAACAGTATGACTAACCGACTTACGGTTGTAGCCAAATACAAACTCGTCTGTGCTGTATGTCCAGTACCTGTCATCTCGACCCGGTCGAGAATCTCGATGAACATAGAAAAATTGTCCCATATCGTTGGTTACCTTGAAACCACCCTCTTCAAAAAGTGTTCGGAGGGAACTTGAAATCTGGCGCTCCTTCATTTCAATAGGGCTTCCTTGGAATTGAGACGCGAGTTCGTTTATCGACTTCTTTTCACTCTGCTCGAGATGTTCTCCGAAAATGACGAAACCATACTTGCCTGTCGAAAAGAGTACTTTGTTGTAAATGTTTCCATCCGTAATAGAAATCAGCGGAGACACCTTCTTGTGTCCAAGTGCGACAAACCGGCTTTCGCCCGAAGTAAAAAGCGGAATAACATCAATCGCTTCTTGAGGCAAGCTTTGGTTTTTCACGTAAACAACCAACTTGAAACTTGCGTCAAGTCTGCTAACGATGGTGTAACGCTTGTATGAGGGTGTCAGTTCGTTAGGGACATACACAAGAGAGTCCATCCAAGACTTGATGTAGTCAAGAGTGTAGTTGGACTGTGTCTTAGGGATGAACCAAAAATTATCGAAAAATCCAAAGTCATTTTCCTTCATCGCGTGAAACATATGCATAAACTCGGTGTCGTTGTCATAAACGCTGGGAAAAACCTTGTCTCCTTCTTGAGGGAAGTTGCGTTCGTCATTGACGAGAGTCTTATCGGTGGGAAAGAGAGACACATAAACGTCACGTGCCAAATCCCAAAATTCAAAATAAGAAAAGCGTGGAAGAGCAGGCATTTTTCTTCACTCCGTTATAAGTCGAAAATCAATTTAAAAATAGAATCTGTAAAATTAAATGTCCGAGCATCCCGAATGGTCTAAGCCCAACTCTCTTACATCCACCGCCGACCGTGGCGATGGCAAATATCGTTCCGACGTTGGTGCCCCGCCTCTGTCCGAGGAACAAGTTAATGAGGCAATGGTTGCCTTGAACAACACGAGTTTTGTAGATAAGTTTCCCCGTGTTGAGCGTCAGTTTGCTGACCCGCCCATTCCGCTTCAGACGTATGGTCTGATTTCTTTTGTCCCTTCAAAGGGAGCATCTCCTGATAAGGATGGTGTATATGGCTTTATGAAGATGCGCGGTAATTACGCAACTCAGCAGGAGTCGAATGACCGTGCCGAATATTTGATTCGCAATGTTGATTCTTACCATCAAATCTTTCACGGATATGTGGGACGCCCTTTTCCTATCACTATTGACCCCAAGTATTGCGCTAAGACCGAGGAGATTAATATCCGCCAAAAGGCGACTGAGACTATCTCTGAGGATGTCAAAGCTAAGCGCGACAAGGAGAAGGAGGATATCACTGCTATTAAGCAACGTGAGAAGGCTCTTATGGAGCAGACCAAGGAGAACTTCCAAGTTGACCCTTATGAGGAGTACACGGTTCTTCGCGTTAAGAAGGCTCAGCTCGTTTGGACATACGACAAGACTCTGAAGCAGCTCGAGGAGATGAAGCGGAACATCATCTCGACTCGCGATAAGATTGCAGAACACGAGAAGACTAACCCCAACTTTGGAAAGGAGTACTTCGACCGGTATATGCAGGCTCGTCGTGATGCTGGTATTCCCGATGAACAGAACACTGAGGAGAACTTTATCAAGTATATGATTGAGGATATCGACGTTGGTTTTTAAAAAGAGTTTGTGATATTTTTTGTTTATAAAAATATCGTATTCTACACACAATTTATTTTTCCAGAAGTTTTTAAATTTTTGTCAAGACTTTCAAGAGTTGCTGTCACTTTGTCGAACTCCGCATCTTTGTAGGACGCTCTATCTTCAAAATGAAACTCTCGCACTGCAATAACGTTGCATTCCTGCTTCTTTCTCACTTCTGGATTATCATCTATTATCACCGTGTTAGTAGGCTTATACTTTTTCAATTCAAACACGTCCCATAGCATCGACAGGGACTTGAGACCCTTTTTAGTTTTCAAAGACAAATCACAATGGTAAGAATAGAAAACAAAATCAAGCTTTCTTTCCGGCTTTGTTAGGATAAACTTCTCTATGATGAAAAGTGCGTAGTCTTTTGATGCAGCAGTCCAAACGGCAACGTTGTATTTGCTAAATATGTAATCGAGAAACTTTTGCAATCCAGGACGCTCAAAGATGATGTAGTCATTATCAAAAGTTTCGTGTCTGTAGTTCTTCATCTTCTGGCGATGCTTCTTAGCATCAAAGGTGTTGAGTTCTTCAGCGCAGATTAATGTTTGGTCGAGGTCGAGAATGACATTGAGTTTCTTGCTCATTTATTCATACTGAGACATTATTTCTGAAACAGAAATCTTAGAGCCCCCACTTTTCTGTTCGATTGTGGGTAATTGAACTTGCTGAACAGGTTCGTCTTTGGGGGCGTTTTTCATTATCTGACTCACAGAGAGTTTGTTTCCCTTTATGGCCGAACCTTTACCACCCCCAGAAACATCCATTGGAGGCTCGGCCATCAAATTCTCAATCGGGGTTACTCCTTGTTGTTCGAATGTTGGAGGAGGCGGTGCTTGCTGCTGAGAAGGTTGACTCGGCTCTACTTGCACATGCTGGACCCGTTGAGGGGGAGGAGGAGGAGGCGGTGGAGGCGGTGGGCTCATTCTCTTCACTATTTCAAACGCCTTTTGCCCTTCGTATTGAGATGCAATACCCATTGAGTTTACCGATATGACACAAGGCACATACTCTATAGAAAAATTTGAAGTTGACTTGATGCGTTTGCGGAGCTTCTTGTTGTCTATATCAAGCAACTGAAAAGGTGTTGTTACGTCGAGTTCTTCTATCATCCGAAAGAGCTGGTCACAGGTCTTGGAGTATTTTGAAAATGCTATAATCCAAATAGTACTGTCCATTTAAAAAATCCCGTTTTTATTTTAAATTATAATAAAATGGAATACGGTCGTGTAATTGAAGACAAAGACGGAAAGGTTATGAATGAAAATTTTTACAGATTTATCGGCTGGTCGCAGAGTGAACAGGGATTTGACAAGGTCTTTTTCTCTATGCAAAATCTCAAATCTATTTCAGAGAGGCTTAAGGATTTGCTGAAATGCCTCAGAAAAGACGGGAGACCTATGATAGTTGCTGATAGAGTGATAGCCCATATTATGAGTGAAGTTTTCACCAAGAATCGCCCTCAACTCGGAGACATGTATACTATGCTCAACATACCAGCGGACGAGCCTCGAGATGATTTGAAAACGATGAACGACATGGTCGTTCAGATTATTTTTAATAACATCAAGACAGAGTATGAGATGGAAGAAAACAATCGTGGTTTGACGGTTTGGACCACGGTACTCGGAGATTTTAACAAGCACGGGTTAAGACAGTATACGGATATAAAGCTCAACGAAAAGAACATCAACAAGGTGCGGTTTAACATGAATTATTAAACTTTTTCGGTTAATAAATGAATTTTACTGTCAACACACCAAGCTTGAGTGCGACTAGCCAACCATCTTCTACACCGGGTGCGACACAGTCAACCGATGATGTGAGTTCTGCTCTGAAACAAATGCTTCTCTCGAGTGATATAACAAAAGTTCAAAGTATGTTAAACGCGAACGCAGTCGCTAACAGTGTTTCTTTTATGAACATCAGTTCTGATTCCACGGTTTCAAACGTTCGGAATTTCCAAAATTCTATCATAAATGTTTTGTCAAGAACGGCTATAGTAATCGTCAACAAGACGTCTCAAACCTTTTTTACTTCAGTAGATATGCGTACAAATATAATAAGAAACGCTCTTTTCGGGGTGGGATTCGACATAAATGCTGGAGTTTTCAACACCAACTACAACACTGTGATATTGACAGACAATTCCGTTCTCTTAAATTCCCACATTGTTCTACCACCCAATCAAGCGTACTTTTTTATCAACGTACCTGTGAACTCAGCACCCGATCCAACAAACTCGTTAGAAAGTGCATCGCTGGTTTTCAATTCCTCTTGCGCAGGGTGTCCTTGTCCGTCTCCTGTGAAAATGAATACTAACTACCCGCTTATACTTCTGATACTTCTGATTGTAGGTGGAATTGCTTATTTTCTTCTCAAGGGAAAAAATAAAGCAGGATTCAAATTTCACAAACGTCGTTAAAACGGTTCCTGCGCCTCCGAGAACACAGTTTTACGCTTTCCGCAGTCATAGAGCCACCAATTCTGGATTTTAGTTGCAGCTTTCAGTTTACCGTTCTCGATGACTTGTCTATACGTAATGTATTTCTTGATATGCTTCCCGTATATGATAAAAGAAACACAATTATGAGTTAAGCTCAACCCACTTGATAGAATATCATCAATCAAAGTCCAGCACCCATTCTCGAGTGCGATTTTTAAACAGTCGTAATCATAAGGTATGTACGTGTTCATATATCGAACTAAGTTCACGTAGTCCCGCTTTATGGCTTCTAAGAATATGTCTTTTTCAGGACGCATATTCAGTTCCTCAATCAAATATTTTATTATTTCAAGTTGGCCGCTTACCACAGCGTATTGAAAGAATGCATTGTCAGGGTCAATATTGCACTCTTTTAACTTCTCAACGTCTCCGCGAAAACACGACTTGTACGCGATTTCGTACAGATTCATTTTTTTCTTAAACAAACAAAAATGATTTCAATTTATTCTACAAACTAATAAATGGACAACACTACTGGTTGTAGAAATTGGGCTTTGAATCGTACCCTAAACCCCTTTACTAATTTACCAACCGATGCAAATAATCCTGAACTGATAGAGAGATGTTTTAGGCACTACACCGACATATGTCACAACGAAACAGAAATTTACGGAATGGAAACATACGAAGAGATTATCAGACGCGGAGGCGTTATCGTAACCATACCGTCGGCCGTTCCTGGAAAGTTTCACTGCTTCGACCTTGTGAATCTCGCAAACGATATGAGAACACGCAGTACAGTTAATTTTAGAAACCCAGTAACAAGAGAAGAGATTCCGGGAGAAACTGTGGGATTGGTGCTTAGAATGGACGAAGCTTTCAGAGGAGTTGCTGAAGAACCCGTCGAAGAAGAACGTGAACTCTCTTTTAGGCCTGATATAGAAATCACTGAACTCCCAGATACTTGGGATGGCGTATATGAATTGGTTAGAAATCATATAGATAGAGATATGACCAGAGCGAGACATAGAAGTCTTGTCACGAAAGCACGGAACTTGGTTCAAAAATACAGATACATAACAGAAGTTGGTGGTCGTCGTACCAGAAGAGGCGAAGAATTTGCTCGAAATTTTATCGAAGAGCATCTCGGACAAAACGGTATGCGGTTAATACGAGCTTTACGACCAACAGACCGTGAGGACGCTCTGAACTCTATAAATAATATGGGAATGTTAATGCTTTGGGGTTACGTCATGTTTGCATTTATGTTATAAAGCTTTACTTACCTTCAGAGTTGTTCACATATAGGAGTTGATTTGTGTAATAGTGGGCCTCAGGACCTGGCAAGAGTTCTTTTTCGACAGCTTCTACAACGCTCTCCACTATTTTTAGTTTTTCAGCACCCTTTGCCACCGCGTCAGATATAGTTGCAACTTCCACTGCAGTACTCGGTATGAACGTAACAAAATATCTGTCTTTTTCGCCTGCCTCTTGCGATAGCCCAACAGAAGTAAGAACAAATTTTCCATTTCTCGGCAGAAGCACTTCCCTCTCTTCTTCGTATTGAGAAATTTTCTCTACAAAAATGCATCTGGTTCCAACAGGTACGTTAATAACCATTACACAACATTTGGGGTTAGTGTAACGCAGAGCTTGGTATATATCGTAAGAAGTTGAAATGAAACCATAATCTTCTTTTGTGAACCCTTCGAGGCGAACACCTCTGTATAGAGTTATGGGTTCGGTTATAGGGTCTGCAAGGCTAAAAAGGGCGTCGATATTCATTATCTCCTTTTTCGTTTTGTCTTCTTTGTGTAAACGCTCGATGCCGCCTTTCATATCTCTCAGAATCTTATTTATTCTTGAGAAGCTGAGGCCAGTGTAATTTTTCACCGCCTCAATCATATGAGGATTTAGTTTACTTTGGTCTTTCAAAAATGTCATTTTTAGCTAAGAGCGTTTTAATGACTTCCATTTATTTTAATGAAAATTTTTGATAATCGAAATGATTTCTTACACACACTTGCTTTTAAAACTAAAAATGAGCAACGACGGTTTTGGACATATCTATTTTGATGATTGGCAAATAGGCGCAACGTGCTACCGGAAATTAAAAGGGGAAATTAAGAATTTGGGAGTTGTGGTTTCTAAAGAACTCGTTGGACGGGATTATGATTTCGACATTAAAATCACCTTTTCCCAACCGGAAGGACGAGATTATGAACACATCATTGATTTTGACAGTTCTTATAAGCTCGTAAAGTAAGGCTCTTGAAGATTAAATCAATCACGTATGTAATTGATTTATTTTGACAACTTTTTTATACAAAGGTATTCTCCACATCCCTCTACTCAGCCATGCTCACTGAAATGCAGGTCGCAGTTTCTATGAATGATTGGTCGTACATCAACAACTTCCTACACGACAAGACGCAAGGAAACCTTAGAAGGGTTATGTACGCTGCGACGCTCTGCGACAACGTAGAAGTCGCAGAGCACTGCATCAAGCAAGGGCTGCTCTTCGAAAAGGCGACCATTGCACTTGCTCTACAAGAAGGTGCCTTGTACATCGCAGACTACCTGTATGGCACCGCGGTTCAACGAAAGTACACGAACATCTTGGAAAAGTGCGATCATGTCATTTCAAACAGCTTTTTGACAGACACCCGTGCAATCAGCGGGGGTATGTGGCTCGCCGAAAAGGGGTACGTATTCGAGTACACCGAACTCCTTGGTCTGATAGCGACACACAATCTCAAGCGTTTCAAGATTACCTTCAGAAAGGACTTCAAGAGTCACTATGATGTTGAAAAGATTGTCAAGAACTGTGTGGATTACAAGTCGTATGAGATTTTGTACTTTTTGCAACAAAGGCTGCGTGTGGACGTGCGGGACGAGGCGTACTCTTCATGGAAGCAAGCAAACATGATGGACGACGACTACGATAGCAGCGACGAGGAGTGATGAGTGAGTGATGTGGGGTAGGGCAAAGAGTAGACGACTACGAGAGCACTTGGTTTATATCTTTTTCAATCAATTAAATTTTGTTTTGACCTTGATGGATCGCGATCCCGTTTCAAAGTTTTTTAGAGTATAAGAGACTGTTTGCCTGATAATGAGCCTCGAGTGTTGCTTCTTTCTCGACCGTTTCTACAACCTTTTCTAAGATTTTTAGTTTTTCGTGTGCCTTTACGACAGTGTCTGACATAACTGTAAATTCCTCCGCCGTATGTGGTACAAATGTAACAAAATATGTGTCTAGATTAGACGAGTCTGTCGATAATCCGACAGAGGTAAGAATAAACTTTCCATTTCTTGGTAAAAGCACTTCTTTCTCGCCTGGATTCAATGAGATTTCTTCCAAAAAAATACATCTAGTTCCAACAGGTACGTTAATCTCAATTAAACAACAGGTTCGCCTTTCTCCTTTTTTCTTTTCTAAATTATACAAATTGGTGAACACTACAGCTGTTTCTATTTCACACGAAGCAGAGATAAAAGCGTAATCTTGTTTTGTTGTATACGCCTCGCGACCCACGCCTCTGTATAAAGTTATGGGTTCCGTTATAGGGTCAGCGAGGCTGAAAAGTTTATCTATAAGCATTATATCTTTTTTAGTTTCATCACTTTCAGGCAAAGAGTCAATGTTACCTTTAGTTTCTCTTAAAACTTTATTTATTTTTTTATATCCGGGACCGGTATAGATTTCGAGTGTTTTGATCATATCAGGATTCAATTGGGTTTGGTCTTTCAGAAAAGCAGCGCTTTTATCAGATAACGTTTTGATAACGACGTCCATTTTATTAATGAAAAATTTAATTGAGTGCTTATTTAAGTATACTTCCAAAACAATCCATCTTTATCGCTCTTTCCTTGTTCGCAACACTTCTTGACCGTCCCTTCTCCCATCTTCGATTCCTTTGCGGCTTTCTTTATACTATCGAAAGTTGAAATTATACAACCCTGACTATCGAGTCTTAATACTTTTCGAGCTTTTGATCGTTGCGTATAAGCATCATTGTTACCTTCTTCAGCAAAACACAGGTACTCTGTTTTGCTGAATGGCTTCTTTGAATTTGCAAAGTTTTTAACTTTATGCTCAGAAAATCCAAGTTCTTTTGCGGCATTTGCGATACTGGAATAACATGATATTACGTTGTCGGTTTGGACTTCTTTCTTAAAAATTTCTCGAGTTCCCTTCATAACCGCTTTGATTTCCGTATCAGAACACTCATCTGAGTATCTCCAGATAAATCCGCCAGATGACTGAGTTGATTTACTTACACACATATAAATGGCGTCTTCGCTTATCTTAAGCGTACGGCTTGCATCAGCCTGACTTGGAAATTCGGTTATAAACTTGCCGTTCAAATCGTATTGACGAATCGGACGTTTCCGAAAATCTAAGAGACCACTGTTTGACGCGTGCATACTGTTTTCAGAATGAGAAATCCACTCCAAATTTTCTACTCTGTTGTCTTCTTTGTTTCCGTTCTTATGATTAACAATTAGTTTCTCCTCATGGTTTTCAGGTAAAGTGAGAAATGCTTCTGCTACAAGACGATGAATAGAGTACTCGGCGAATCTCCTGTATCCCCCGTTCAGTTGTCCATCTGTTATGATAGTTTTTGATTTAATTAATCCAGTAGTTGAAACCAGAATATCTAAACTATGCCTCTTGATGGGTTTCCACTCTATATCAGATGTTAGTAGCTCTTTTTTGTAGCCAACATCCCTTGGAGCGACCTCTTTCTTTCTGTGCGCCATATTATCCTTTTGAGTACACCATCTGAGATTTGCGGCTCGGTTGTCTGTTTTCTCGCCGTTTATATGATCCACAACAACTTGATCATCTTCTTGATTTGGTAAAAAGGCATATGCAACAAGACGATGAATATGGGGTTTTGATCTCACTGATGTACCGTCAACTTTTCCACACAAGACAACACGACAATAACCAGCTTGTTTTGTTTCTTGTTTCAAGATTTTTCGAGAGTTATCATTTCGTACATTTCCATTGTTGGAAACAGAGTACGAGTCAAATGGTTTTGAAATCTTTACCCACACATTACCTTCGCTATCGGTTTTTTGCGGTTTTGTCCTGTCAGGAAAAGCCCTTATACACTCGGGTGAAGTTTTTGATTCTGGGTTAAGACATTTAATTTTTCCTTTCGAAATCGCACAGGTGTGACAATAGAATGTGTTGTTGTTTTTCAGAAGATTTTTGTAAAGAAGACGCAAGGTTCGAGTGTGTTTATGCCCGCAACTACTTGTAAACTCTACTTCTAAAGTCTTCAAACGTGGAGTCTCGTCGTTTATCTCCAAGAATATACTTTTGTTGTCGATTGCGACTTGAATTTTTGCGATGATTTCGTCCATTTTTGCTTTGTTTCTATTACAAAGGTATTGCCGGAATTGAGTTTATTTCCCCTCTACCAATTATTTCCCGTCTGAATATTTTATTTTTTTGTAATAAAATATAGATAAAATACCAACAATCCCAGAGCTCATAAAACTGGGAAGCCGAGAGCACCACCCGAGATACGGATGACGTTGTGGTTCAGAGCGCAGATGATGGTCTGGTAGGTGTAGGTGATGGTGCGGCCATCGGCAGTTACCTTGCCAGAATCGGCGGGGAAAGTCTTGCCCTGAGAGGCCAGATCCAGGGTTACGTTGGTCAGCTTGCCAAAGTTGGTAGAACCCAGGGGGTTGATATCGTACACATTCAGAGAGTACGAGTACATGTGGTAGCCAGTGGCGGAGGGGATAGTGGGGGCCTTGAACCAGGGCTCTACCAGAGAGTAGTAATCCGAGGGCAGACCGGCCAGACGCTGAGTGTTCTCGTACAGCAGCGTGGCGTTGGACAGAGGGTCGACATTCTTCAGAGGCTGACCAGCAGTACCTATGTTGCCAATAGTGTAGTTGGAGTACTCAGAAGCTACGGAGGTATTGCGTACAGCGAAGAACAGAGCCTTTACAGCGTGCGAGAAGCGAATATCGGTGGACGAACCCTGCTGCTCGCCAAGCTTGAAGGTGGTGCGAGGAGCGGTCTGGACCTGCTCAACCAGGATATCGCGAGGGGCGCAACCCATACGCTTGCGCTCGTCGTTGGACACGATGGCGTACTCGGCCCATACGTAGGTGCTGGTCAAAGTGGGTGCAGTACCATTTAGCAAATCGGCGGTAGTCGCGGGGCGTCCGGGAGAGCAGGCGTTGGGGTATACAACCAGCAGCTCGGTCCAGTCACGTACCTGAAAGTTGATACGCATCTCGTTGTAGGGCAGAGCAGCCGTGGGCAGACCTACACCGGTGTCACGAGTGAAGAAAAAGGGCAGGGGTACGTTCAGAGTGTACGAGGGCAGGTTCTGAGCGCCGTGGGTAAGCTCAGGCACGTTGCCGATCATGTTGTTGTAACCAACCTGCTTGGAGGCGGGTACGGTGAAGGCGGCCCAGAAGTCCAGGTAATAGCTGTCAAAGCGAGCGGCAATCAAATCGTTGAAGGTGATGGAGCACTCCTTGATAAGATTGTGACCCAGGTTGTGAGTCCAGCGGCCCAGCAGCTGCTGGCTGGTCTGGTTGAACTGCACCTTGCTTACAACAGCACGGAGCCATACACTCTTCAGATAATCACCGGCGCGGGAGATGGAAGCAGACCACTCAGAGTTGAAGCTGTTGGACTGACCCATAGAGGTCTGAAGCTGGGTGGGGATGATAGTAAACCAGGTCGCAGTCTTGTGGTTGCAGACGAAATAGGCAGTGGCTTCAGAACCACCGTACATATACTTCTCCAACTCATCATAAGTAGCAACGTCAATAAAAGCAGAGGTCAAAGATTGAACAATCGACATTTATTATAGACAGAGAATTTAAAAAAAATTTTGTTAATTATTTTCCTTAAAAGAGAATTTAAAAATACCCTCTAAATTTTAACAAATGGAAATAGACATCATCACGCTGGACCAGAAAATCCAGGAAAAGCTGCGGGGCGAAGAGGAGAAAATAAAAAAATATAAAGAAACCATAAACGACCTGGATAATCTTTTAAGAAAACCAGATTTAGACCCTTCTCTTAGAAATCGGTTAGAAAAAACATCAGAAAATTACACCAGAATGATAGACGAGTTTGAGAAGAATCAAAATTATAATTTTTACCTGAATGATACGGCTCTCATTCTTCAAAAATACAAAGAGATTCTAAAGAAGCCGATAAAGATAAGCTTTGTTTCCGCAAATAAACCAGAAGAAAACGAAGACAAACAAAGGCTCGTCTGGGAATTTCTTAAGATTGCAAAAAAATATTCTAATTTGGAGCTTTGCGATGAGGATATAGAAAAGAAAGAAGTGTGTGAGATGTGTCAAGGGAAGAGTCTGATAATCTCTGACAATTGTTTGTTATGTGTCAATTGCGGGAACGAAAGTGGGTCAGGTATGAAGCTGGTCTCTTACAAGGATATGTCCAGAACCAACATTCTTCAGAAATACACGTATGAACGCCGGTCCCATTTTCGTGATTGTATCAATCAGTTCCAGGGAAAGCAGAATTGTAAAATACCAGAAATTGTTTTCAAAGACCTCGAAGAGCAGTTTAATAAACATAATCTTCTTGTTGGAGACGAAAATACACCCAAAGAAGTGCGGTACTCTAAAATCAAAAAAGACCATATATTGTTATTCCTTAAGGAATTACGATATGATAAGCAGTACGAGAATGTCAACTACATCTACTCACAATTGACAGGCATAAAGTGCCGAGATATTTCACATCTTGAAGACCAGCTTCTCATAGATTTCGACACTCTTGTAAACCTTTACATTAAACGTTTCAAGTATGAACAAAAAATTACAAGAAAAAGTTTTATGAACATACATTACGTATTCTTTCAACTACTGAACAAAAACAAGTTTCATTGCAAAAAAGAAGAGTTTAACATACTAAAAACGATAGACAGAAAAACGTTTCACGACGATGTTTTCAAAACCCTGTTTGAAGAATTGGGATGGAACCACGTCCCGTTTTTTTAGATTACAAACGTCTTTTCAGGTACACCTTGTTTATCAAGTCGTGCGGTGAGTCTGTCAAATAGAGCCTTGTCTGTGAAGTAGTTTTTGACAGGGTAGTAAAGGTCCTGTTTGAGAACGTGGAGCATCTGACAAAACCAGCCCTTTCCAACACGCAAAGTGTCGTTTTTCACAATAAAAAACAACATCTGCATTAATTCTATTTTTGGTACGCCTGCCTCGAGTCTTTGAAATTCTACAGGGTTAAGAATGATTTTAAGCCTATCCACAGGTAAGAGATAAGTCTTCAAGTCACCTTTTACATTGGCGGGGGTTTCTCTGCTTATATTATCAAGTGTCGTCTTCGAAAGAGATATTTTAAACTCTTTGACTTTTTCGTAACTCATTTTCTCGTGTGTAAGCGTCTTCGATGGTAAGAGCTCTGTTACCAACTCTCTAAAATGTTCCTTTGATAACTCCTTCCTCTCCTTCCTCTCCTTTCTCTCCTCTCCTTTCTCTCCTTCCTCTCTCTCCTTCTTCTCCTTGTCTCCCTCGTCTCGCTTCTCTCCTTCTTCTCCTTGTCTCCTTTCTCTTAAGAGCTCACACAGAATTTGATAAAGGTCTCTGTTTTCCTTGAACACTTGAGGGTTGTTATAAAGAATGTCGAAATTATCTCTACCCATATAGACAGGGTTTGCTCCCAATTTCTCAACATTGGCCATATCAAAATCAAAAATCTTAACTACGTATCTTGTAAGGAATGTCACTTGATTTGAACCTACGACAAAACGAAAACAAATAGGCTCTCTTAGTGTTTCAATTAAGATATTTCTTGGATGTAGGTCCAAATGGTTAATCCTATGAACCGAAAGACAGTAAAGAGCGTGAAACAATTGAAATATGATAGAAGATTTATCAGCAATTGTCAAACTTGGTTTTTTAGAAAAATCGTAAAAACTTTCTATATTTGGACTGGAAGCTGTTAGTATTACATTAAATTTTGAACCGGGATTTTGGGCAAAAGCTTTTGGAACCCATATGTTGAGGTCCTCTGAAAGATTAAACTTTGTAGTTAGGGGACATAATGATGCAGCCAAAAGAGGAATGAAATTTGGAGATTGATTCGTTTTGATTATGTTTTGTGTTATGTATATGTATACCTCTCTCTCGTAATCCAGAGGGTTTTCGACGCGTCTGGTCATAGCGATATTTGTAAACCAAATCTTTAAGAAAGCTCGTAGCTTGGTGTCGTCATTTAGAGTAATATCCACGCTCACTGACCGTGCGAAGCTTGATTTTGACAATGAAATAATCTTTGGGGAAAGAAGCTTACCCTCTACCTTTTTCAACATTGCTCCTAATCTATCGGTTAGAGTACACGGATCAAGGCTAATTTTTTTCGTGGACACCAGTTGGAAAATGTAATCGGTCAAATCCTTTGGTTGTGATACAACCGCCGTTGGAGCCTTTGGTTGTGTTACAACTGGCGTTGTAGCTTTTGGTACAACCGGCGTTGGAGCCTTTGGTTGTGATACAACTGGCATTGTAGCTTTTGGTACAACCGGCGTTTGAGGAACGTAATTAGGAACGGGTGGGATGGTTGGGGTTCTCATAGTGATTGGAATAGGAGCCGGTATAATGGGTGCAATTAATGGCAGAGAGAAATCCTTTTTAGGTTCTGGTGCAGGTGAAAATGATATTTTAGTTATCTTAATCTTTTTCCTACGGATGATAGTTGTTTTCTTTCTTTGTTTTTCTGTAATACGGTTGATAAGGTCATCCTTTTTCATTTTGGAATAACCTCTAATTTCTTCGTTCTTAGCTATAACACGAAGTTCATTTACCGTTTTCGAAGCAAGAGATGAAGGAGGCGCTGGTTCGGGCTTTTTGGCGGAAGTTGCACCTTTCCCACACTCTTTTTCCAACTTAAGGTATGTGGGTCCTCCGACTTTGATACCCGCTCCTGTTCTGGGATTAACGCCCTTGTTCTCAAACCATTTTTTACAAATATCACTAATCCCCGAGTTGGGACTCCCTTTAGGGGGGCTCTGCTCCTTACCTTTAGGGGGGCTCTGCTCCTTACCTTTAGGGGGGCTCTGCTCCTTACCTTTAGGGGGGCTTGCTTTGTCTTTGCACAACTTTTGCAGCTCTTTGTATTTGGGACCATCTGCTTTGATTGCGCGTTTTGTTTCCGGATTTACCAACGGATTTTTGCGCCATTCATGACATATTTTCTCAGCATTCATTTATTAACTGTTATAATAAATGTTTGAAATAATTTCGAATTTTTGGGAAAAATACGGCTTTGATATACTTGTCGTAGTAAGCGTCCTTTTTCTTATCATATATGCGCTGACACGCATCGGAAAACGTGGAACTTTTGACAAACGTGTTCATATGACCGAAATCACGCCGAGCTATGGCTATGGTTCTCCGAGAGAGTATATCCCAAAGCCCAAAGAGAGCAAAGGTGAAACCATTTGCCGAAACTACTTTGAAAGAACATTCAAAAAGAGGTTCGCAAAAGCCAGACCCGATTTTCTCAATAACCCCGTAACAGGCGGTGATTACAACCTCGAGTTAGACGGGTACAACTCTGAGCTGAAGCTCGCCTTTGAGTACCAAGGACAGCAGCACTACAAGTACATTCCATATTTCCATAAAAACAAGGAGGCGTTTCAAAACCAAAAATATCGAGACTATATGAAGCGCAACATGTGCAAAGATAATGGAATAACCCTTATAGAGGTTCCATACAATGTCAAACATCACGAAATAGAAAACTACGTTGGAAAAGAATTGGTAAAATTTGGTTTTATCTAATAATAAATGGACATTAAGACACTGAGTTTGACAGCGTTTGGAGTAGTGGTCCTGACTTTGTTAATTCTTATTTTCGTATTCAGGCCGATAGAACCTTACAAGGCGGACAAAACAAACACCGCGTTTAACAATTCCCCCAAATTTTGGAATTGGAAAAATATAAAAAATTTGTTATAAGTAAATGTCGAAAGCTTTATGTATAGCCATAGCATTGATTGGTCTTTCAATTGCCGCAAGTGCAACATACTTTATGAGCAAACTTAAAAAGGGTGATTCCTCTTCTATGCAATACATGTCTGTAGCAGTATTTGGCGGTTTACTACTCGCGATAGGCGTTGCGTGCTTTTTTATGAAAAAGGATAAGTTCGTATACGACCCTATATTACAGGGTGACAATGTGGGTACAGACCCTAAGTTGGTGAAATTCTTCGAGAGTGTTGGAGCTGACCCTATGGTTCGTGTAAATGACCAGCGTTACGTACATGCGTGTCAAGAGTGTGATAGAAGCGAACCGCGTCTCACTCCGTCAGCGTGCAGCAAGTGTGACGCGTTTATGTTGGGAATTCGTCGTCATTCTCAAGGAGTTTTGTAAAAATAATATGTAAGATAAATGACTAAACCATACATTTATCTTGGGCTGGCTGCGCTAATCGTTGTTGTTTTGTTAATAGTGATTAAGATGAAGAAGGAGCAGTTTGAGACGACACTTGGAAAATACGGTCTCCCCGGTCCTAACACGTGCTTTGAGAACACGTCTGTGAATTCACAATGTCGTGCATGTTCCTCAGAATGCACCGATCAAACAAACTGTTATACATGTAACAATCAGATGATGTGTATGCAGCGTGACCCTGAAATTAGGCAGATACCGGACACCGCCGGGAAACCATATCTTGCTTGTAACGCGTGTCACATGTCGTGTAATAACCCCGACAACTGCTTTGCCTGTAAGCAAAAAATGAATTTGGCAGGTGTATTATAATTTAAAGTAGAAGTCTTATTCTAAAAATGACATCTAAAAAAGTGAAGATAGTCAAGGTTCCACTCCACCCAGAAATTAAAAACAGGGTTTTCCAGCAAAAGTTTCCCAATATGCCAATTCTTTATCTCGAGTTGCTGGAAAACAAGTCTAAGATAAAGCCGGAACTTGTTAATAAAGCTTACGAGCCCAATGGCAGTAGTAAGCTCGAGTTTAAGGATTCCCAACCCAATTCTCCGGACCAGACTGATTATAGCGAATACGAAAAGTCGAAATCTCACGATGACAGAATGCGAAAGAGAGATGAGGATACCGAGGATGACCGGAGTGAAGAGGATGACCGGAGTGAAGAGGATGACCGGAGTGAAGAGGAAGAGGATGAAGACGAAGATGATGAAGAGGATAGAAGGCGAAAGAGCAATGATGATGATGATGATGATGACGACGCAAGTGAGAGAAGTTCAGGTTCAAAAAAGAGTGACAAGAGAATCTCTAAGCGCATGAAAGAATTGCTGGATAGCTCAGACGAGGATGACGAGAAAATTCCAACCAAGACTGGAGACAGAAAGGGGCAGTACAATGCACCTTCTCTTAAAGACCTTGAAGAGAGTGGTAAGTTTGTTCGTAAGCGAGAAGTTGAAGACATCGGTCACACGTCTATGAACGACCAAGAGAAAGATGATGCAAAGAGAGAGCTTCTCTTCAAGTTTGAGCTACTCAAGAAGTCTTACAAAACCGAAAACGTACCCGAGTTCTCAATTCATTCAGATTACGACCAGATGAAAAAGTCGTATGAGATGACTTTACGTACACTGTCTCTTGACAAGTCTGTAGAGGATTACAAGCGATACTTGATGGGTGGATTTATGCTTATGGAATTTGCATGCGGTAATTTCTTTGGCTTTGATATGAGTGGGTTCACCCAGCAACAGATGGTCTCGATGAGTTCTTATGAGAAGCTCTTGATAGAGCTCGGTGAGAAGTCGTACGTTCCTTCTGGCTCCAAGTGGCCTGTAGAGGTTCGTCTTCTCTTTTTGGTTATTATGAACGCGGCGTTCTTCATTATCTCAAAGATGATTCTGAAGAAGACGGGTTCGAATTTGATGAACGTAATCAACGGGATGGGAACAGCTCCCGCCGCGACGCAAAGTCAGCCTAATGTCAAGAAGCGTAAGATGAAGGGACCCACTGTTTCTGTCGATGATATTCCTGACATTGACGAGGAGTAATTCTTATTTCTATAAGTAAAAATAAGAATAAACTAAGGCAATTCGATAGCATTAACTGTTATGTTTGGATAGTTAAGACACTCGTTCACTTTTTTGAGAAGTGTCTTCCTTGTAATACTGGGGGTTACGTTGAAAGCCTCTGTAGTTGCATCCAAATTTATAATGACGCTCTTTATAAACTCGAGTGCGTAAACAGCGTATTCGTAATGTTTTTCCAACCCGTCGGGAAGAGGTAATGGCAAACTATCTACAAGGTACATCATTGCAAATGTTTGGCAAAACTGGTTTGTACCGGGGATTTGGTAATGGTCGTACGGGTCAAAGAAGACACTTTCTCCACCTTTTCTGGAATTCCAATGCGCTCCACTGAAAACCGCAAGCGGATAGGGAGTTTTCGGTTTTCCTCTGGAACTCGCTCTTCCGTGTGCACCCTCGACTTTAACACCCGGAACAACAGCCATCCAAACACTTTCATCACCCATAAATTCCATGAGAGGGGAAAGATTTATGTCTACCCATTCTTGTTCTATTTCTGCCATTTTCGAGCTTTTTTTTCCACTACTTTTTGATATTCTTTTTTAACAGCAGCTTCAGAAGCATAACGTTTGTTTGCAATAGCAAGCCATGCTTTTTTCATTTATAATTGTCTTCAAATTTTTTTATGTTGTCTTTTTCTTTTTAATAAATGGAAAAGTAGCACTCTCACACTCATCTCGCGCAGAGTGTTACTTTTTGAGAATTATTTTTTTTTTATTAATTTTATATTAATAAAAAAATGTCACTGTCAGCTTTATCAAAAGCTATTAAAAGTTGCGACGAATTCGTAAAAAAGGGTAAAACCGCCGAGGATAGAAAGCTTCGTAAAGAAGCGTGTCAGCCTACCATCGACGACGCGGTAAGAGCTGTTGAGAATCTCACAAAGGAACAGAGAAAGTTGGAAAAAGAAGCTGCGAAACACGCCAAAAAGTTGGAAAAAGAAGCTGCGAAACACGCCAAAAAGTTGGAAAAAGAGAGAAAGAAACAGCAAGCAAAAGAAGAGAAATATAAAGCAAGAAGAGAGAACATGTTGGTATTCTTAGAGAGAACGGACAGCCTTGACAGGGGCAGAAGCGGAGCCATACGCGAGTACGAAAATATGATGAGCAATCCGAGGCACGCGCATTTGCGTAAATATTACGGAGAAGTTTAAAACCCTACATATCCAAAAATGTAATCTTTTTCTTTTTAATAAATGGAAAAAGTAACACTCTCACGGTCATCTCGTGCAGAGAAAAAATTTATGGTTAAAGTTGGAAACAAGACTGTTCATTTTGGAGCAAAGGGGTATGAAGACTATACCATACACAAAGACTATGAGAGGTACCTCCGTTACATCAACAGACACAAGGCAAGAGAGAACTGGAAAAAGAGTGGAATTGAAACTCCGGGATTCTGGGCGAGGTGGATACTCTGGAATCTTCCGAACTTTAAAGCCAGTGTAAAAGATACGGAAAAGAGGTTTAATTTAGTTATAACGGTAAAGTGATTTAAGTTTGTAAGTCATATAATAAATGGAACTTGACACACCTATTGTTTTTCGCTTTAAAATATTCCCCTTTCTTAGGGACCGCATCCTCCCTATGTACATAGGGAGTTTGAGAAAAGAAGGTAATTACGTTATGACTCTGAGTGACGAGGAAACCGGAGTTTTAGAGAAGTATACTCGGCTTGTTGAATGCATCTATCACATCCATATCGGAAAGATGTCCAACGCAGTAGATATGAAAGTGATGTTTCCGTTTTTTGAAGTTATGGAAAAGCATATAAACATTTTTCTTAATTGCTTCAAAAAAGTAAGTGTAGACGAGTGCGAAAAGATTAAAATCTTGAGCCAGTTCAGCGAAGAGTCAAAGACAATGATTAATCACATCTTATCTTGAAAAGCCATATAGGTGCATACAGAAAACACGACCAATAGCGTAATCATAATTATTAAAATCAACCGGTCTGACAACTCTCCAGACCGTGTTTGCTGAGTGTCTTCCACGTAGTTCTCAACATACCCATATTCATTGTATGGGTTCTCATAAGTTCCTAAAGGGATACTTACGGGGCGTTTCTTATGGTCTGGTAAGATGTAAGAACACGGGTATTCTTTTCCGGTCACATTACAATTTTCATATTTCGGATACGCAACCTTTCCTGCTGAGAGAAGATTGTCTCCTTGGCCTACGTTGTACATTTATATTAGAAAAAAATAATATAAATTTACGCATCTTGTGATATGTACAGATGATAGAGGAGTTTCAAAGCGTGAAGTAGCTTTGGATTCTCTGTTATTTTCTCGGCAAGATTTTCTCGGGTTGCACCCTTTACTTTCTTTCCAAGTATGATAGAAAGACACAAATTGTAATTTATTTCACCAGGTTCTTCACCCTGCTTAAGAATGTATGGAGAAATTTTTCTATACAAACTTTCCACTAAAGTGTGAGCATTGTGTGTGCTGAATACTGAGTACTTTTCGGATACTGACTCACCGTTGTGTTGAAGAAGTTCTGCGAGGTCGTCTTCGCTGACCCCAGTTCTGCCAAGAACAAATGAGAGTTCTTCTCTTACGTATAGCTCACAGTCGTCCATAAGCTTGTCCTGTGCCTTTGCAGGTATCTTTATAGTAGATTCGACTCTGTCCAAGCAGAAAACCAAGCTGAAAAGGTTGAAAAGTGCATCTCTCTTCTTTATCTTATCAGCAACCTTGGAATGCTCCCTAACAGCAAAAAATATCTGTTGAAGGTGCTTTTGTCTCTTTTCTATCCAATTAAGAATCACGGGGTTCGTTATAGTCACAATTTCTATAGAGGGGGCTGTATTGGTGATATAGGTGGTGAGATAATTACTGAAGAAATCGAAGAATGGGGATTTCGGAACATTCAATGTGTAAGTATAGCCGGTTGTTTTTGGCTTCTTGGAAAGCTGTGCATGTACGTCTGGACTTTTCATAAGCTGGTCAACGCCTATGGTTATGGCATCCTTGACCGCGCAAGCAACAGTTTCTTGGAACATCTGAAAAATTAATCCAAAATTACCTCGCATACTATAGGATTGTTCTTTTGACATACCAAAGACACTCTCGAGTGTTGCAAATGTCATAAATTCTTTCACAGAATTAAAGGGTAAACCAACTTCATTTATCACAAAAGGTACATCAGTGTTTTGAAGAGCCATATAAGAAAATTCTACAGGTTCGGTTCTATCTGCGTAGACCTTGATGACAGTTTTCTTTTTCTTAAAGACAAGTTCCATAGGAGGGTTGTTTGGAATTGGCGAAACTGGAATTTTTAAGTGGGCCATTACACTGTTCAAATCTCTGATAATCTCAGGTCTCTCTGTTTGAATTTTTCTCTCGGTATATTGTGCGTACACTCTGTCGAGCATTTCCAGCTCGTGAGATATGTCCTTGTATGGGTTGTAAAGAAAGACAACAAGTTCTCCAAATTTAGAAAGCATAAAGTCGATAGCACGCTCATTGTTTTCAAATTTGGGGTCGCCGTTGCCTGACGTATAGAGCTGTGTGAGTTCGTTTCTAATTTTGGGTTCTACGAAGCGATGGAAAAAGTCGATAAAAACTGTGATTTTAATGCAAACAAGAGCGTAGTTCTTTCGTCTTATTAACGTATTGTTCCAAGAGCGATGAATGAATTGATACGGTTCGTTTATTTCACTGATTACTTTCTTGTAAGATTCTGGGTTGGTTTTAAAACTTTTAAGAAACAAGTTCTTTTCAAGAAGACTATTAGAAAAATCCGTTTTCCCCGCAACATCACAATGTTCAAACATAAAAAATGTTTTATGATATGGATTCTCCTCTCTATTAACGTTTAACATTTCTCGATTAGAGTAGAACCTGTAGTCGTAGCTGTTCAAAAAATCAGCCATTTCAGTAGCCACATAGATGTCATACAACAAGTCGTCCTCGTTTTGGTACATTCCTGGAATGCCAAGTTTGTGAGGTGACATATTGTCTAATAAAAATCTGGTATAATTAGTCTTTACTATGGGGTGGATGGTTTGGTCTAAGATGTTCAGTTCGATTACAGAAGGGTCAATGTTAAACTTTCCCGTAAACTTTCTTTCGGCTGCAAAGACTGCAAACGAACCGACTCTATCAGCGTACGCTTCATTTAAAATCTCGTAGTAGGCTCTGAGCTTGTTTCCGTCGTCTTCGTAAGTTTTGGACATAAAACTTTCTAAGCAATTCTGAAAGACTTCGGTTTTTGGAAAGGCGGAAAGTAAGATTGATTCGATAAAACTGATATCCCCCCTTACCGGGTCTGACACTTGAAAATGCGATTCGGCCAAGTCAACCGTTCGCTTTATTTCTCTTTGTAGTTTCGGTATTTCAAAGCAATTTCTTGTTGCCATTTATTAATGTAATTTTTTATTACATTAATAAATGTTGTCAAGCGCCTTTCTTCTTCACCTAAGTAAAAAAGAAAAGTATACAAAAAGCTGTCAGTGCAACTGCGAGGGTGATACTGACACATCTCTTCCTACCGGAATCAGACGGGACGTTATGGTTTTTGTGTTACTTGTTATTATCGACTTAGCTGTGATAATATACTCTCTTTATTGTCTTTTTGATTTGAAGTTGCAATGGTACATAAGCCTGCTGCTCATTGTTCTTATGTTTAGCCCAGGTTTTGGTTTTATTGCTCAGATAGGTGTTATTATGTACTACACACTCGGTCGTATACCTTCTCAGGGTCGTGTACCTTCTCAGAAATCATCTCCGAGTGGTTCTGTGTCCAAGTTTCACTTTTGAAGCGCTTGAATTCTGGAAAGGTAGTTCTCCTTGGTTTCGGAATCGTGCTTGAACGTGCACCCTGAATTCGTACAACGCGATTGAAACCTGCACGTGATGGGATTGAACTCATCGATACTGTGAGCAAAGTTACATCCAGGCCTCTTACAGTCCTTTCCAGAGTTACACATCTTGGTACACTTCATATTTCGAGGAGCCTCGAGTTGAGGGCGTCGCTCCTCAACAATAGGAGGAGGCGCGACTCGTGGAACCCTGTCCTTCGACTTTCTAACGACCTTGAACTCCTCTTCTTGAGTTGCCTGAGGGGGAGGAGCTTGGTTGTAATTTTGTTCCTCAAAGGAGGAAAAAAAGTCAGTCATCTTTTTCCATCCTCCGTCTCGAGAGGCTGAAAACTTCTTCTTGGGTGTTTGAAGCTTCGAGTCTGAAAGAGACGGCAGTGCGCTCGCCATATCATCCACTTTAACCTTTTTCACGGACCAACCGCCAGACTGTAAGTTAAGCTTGACCCCTGCATCCTCCTTCAACTCCTCTTGAAGAGGAGCGTTTTCGTTGTCCATCCTGGGCAAGTTCACAAAGATGTTCTTGACGATTCGCTTCTTGTACCGTGCGTTGATATGGCTGTTGGATTGCTCATCCTCGTCGTCGGAACACATGTTGTTGAAAACAAGCTTGCGCTCGACTTCATCTTCATTTTCAAAGTCGTAAGTGTCTTGATCACAATCTTCAACCCAGTCTTCGTCGACCATTTCATCATTTTCGTTGCGGGGCATTTTAAAAGAACTGTTATTTGTTTATATACTTGAAACAAATAATCAATTTAAGAGCGGAGAGTTTAAGTCATTCGATATGGGTCTTCTTCGTTGTAGTCATCGTTGTCTTCATCTTCCTCATAATCTTCTTCTTCTGATTCGGCCGCATTTTCACTCTCGAGAAACTCTTCAAACACATCACTCGTCTCTTCGATGTAATCGGCTACGCGCATATAGATGTTCTTAAGTCGAGAATTGATATTGTCAGTTTCCAGAACTTTCAACTCGAGAATGTCCTCTAATAATTCAAGATACTGTTTGCCTTGGTTATCCATTCCTTTTTAAGAGGAAATGAGACTTTAAATTTGAATTGGACTTGTAGTGACACGAAAGGTGGTTGTTTGTTAAATCGTCTGTCGATACGACGTTGTATCCATTATTCGTAGAGTACAACACCTTTTTTATTCCAAGTTCTTGAATACGCTTTAGGCAATTGTTGCAAGGCTTTGAATCGGAGATTTGAGATTTAGATACACGAATGACCATAAGCATACATTTTTTCAAGTCGTGTTGCTTTTTGTACTTGTGGAGTATCATCTGTTCGGCGTGTCCAATAAACCGATTAGAAATCGTATTCACACTTGACTGGATTATCTTACCACCTTTAATCAACGCACACGCGTGTTTATGAACCCTGATTGTGCTGCAGTCTGATATTTTCACAAGATGATTAATAATCGCTTGAAATTTTTTACTACCTACAATCATTTAATTTCAAACTTGTATTTCTTTAACGAAAAACACTAAATAAAATAAATGAAACTCTCTACTCAAACAATGATGATAGTAGGCGGTGTTGTAGCTGTGGTAGTTATTGCGATAGTAGTTTTCTTTATGGTCAAAAAGGAAAAATTCGTCTCCGGTCAATTGATGGTGTCAACTACGAGTGATTCAAATTATCTCTTATCAAACCAAACGAATGTAATGACTTTCATAAATTATGTACATAAAATTGCTCCCGGTTTGTCGATAAGCTTTCCTCCAAATGCGGACAACAGCATAACAGGTGGTTATACCGGAAAACTGGAACTGGTCATTCCTGGAGTGCCAGTAAAAAGTGTTTTGATTGGTAAAAATTCTTTCTTTTGGGCTGATGCGACGGACCAAGTCGATCGTATGATTTCTCAAGCGATGGCGTGATCAACCGATGACAAATCTATTAAATCATATTCATTTATCAAACGTAAATGAATACACAAATATAACAACTTACTCAATTGGGTCTCCAAGAGTAGTCGAAGCGCCGCTACGATTGCGGTTCTTTCCACGCTGGATTGTCTGAGGAACAATAACCGTAGCTGAACCGCTACTCATATCAACATCAAAAAAGTTTGTACTTCCGAATCCACCGCCTCCACGAGTGGTCGAAGAAAGCTCACCAGACGTCTCAACGATATTCGACTGCTCAAGCTTACGAACAATCATCTGAAAACCGCGAAACGGGAGCTCAAGCTCCTTTGCTACCTTGTCGGTCTTGACAAGAGCAACCTTGATTGTCCCTCGATAATCGGGGTCGATAATTCCTACGCTATTAGCCATAGCATAACCAGTCTTTGAGAGAGATGAACGAGGGACTACCTCAACGTAATAACCATTCTCTGGCTGGACTGCGATACCGGTGTCGTAAAGAAACACGCCGGGATCGGGAAGACGCCCGTCGATAGTGACTACATTATCAAGATTTACAACTGTCAAGTCATATCCCACATCAGAATCGTAGGCCTTTTTGGGAAGAACTGCATTTTCGAGAACACGCTTAACTGTAATGGAAGGCATTTTTGTTATACTAAAGTGATATGACATTAAATAGATATATATTAACTTAAATTTAATTTAATGTGTAAATAAATGGCTATTTCATATAATGCTATTGTAGGTCACAAAGCAAAAATGACCCTTCCGTCGGTCGAAAGCTGGGGAACAAATAAAAACAACATCCTCAGAGACCCACCCAAATCTATCATGACGAGACGCATCGATAAAGTCAACGAAGATGGAAGTTTGAATGAGATGTTCTACCATTCAGGTGACCGCTTTGCCGAAAGTATCAATGTTTTCGCCAGAGGTGTAAATCCTATGGTTTCTGTACAATACGGCAACGTAAACGGCGGAGCCAATGCAAAGCTTCCCTACCGCATCATGAACGGCGGTGCATTCAGACCTCCCGAGTTGCGTCAAGAGCAGCTTCTACCTCTCTCGAGGCAGCCGCGTCTCCCCACTCACGTGGAATCTCGCAAAGAGTTTATCGACTATACAAAATCTGCGTTATGCGACTCTCAACCCAAGGTATACAGACAGGTTGTTAAAGACAAGTTAGAGGGTTTCATTCCACCGACAAAAACTATGAAGATAGACAAACCCGTGAAGGAACATTTCGAAGTCTCGTACGTCTTAGACAACCCTCTCAGAGGAGACTATTACTCAAATATGAGCTATAGAAAACAGCAATACGCCGACGACATCAATATAGAGTTGGAAAGAAATCTCCCCGAATACTCATCTCATACAAACATGAGTGAAAATATCGCTATGTACATAGCCCCGGATAAGGAGATAATTTTAGAACAAAATATGCCTCACTATTTGCTTCAAACTCAAAAGTCTAAGAATATGGCTGGAAACGGAGTGTTGAACGACGAAATCTATCTCGAAAATAACATGCCTCACTACTTGATGCAAACACAAAAGTCTAAGAATATGGCTGGAAATGGTGTGTTGAATGATGAAATCCACCTCGAAAATAATATGCCTCGATATTTACTTCAAACTCAAAAGTCTGACAATAGCAACTTCGTGCGTGTCAATCACGAGGTGGGACACGAGTTTGAAAACAACATACCTCATTACTTGCTTCAAACTCAAAAGTCTGACGACAAGAACTTTGTTCGTGTTAATCACGAAGTGGGTTACGAGTTTGAGAACAATATGCCTCATTACTTGCTTCAAACTCAAAAGTCTGACGGCAAGAACTTTGTTCGTGTTAATCACGAGGTGGGTTACGAGTTTGAGAACAATATGCCCTTGACTACAGCACAGACAAACAAGACAGAGAACATTCAAATTGATGCACCGACGCGCTCATTCAACCGCCTTGCTCCCTCTTTACACCCAGGTGAGTTCAAAGGTGTCCCTACATTGCCTCAGACCCAGAGAAACATCCAATACAACCAAAACTATTCAACTTCAAAAACTGAAATTGCACAAAAAATGATGAGAGAGAGAAAATAAAAAGTTAAAAACGAGTGAAATAAAAAAAGTAAAAAAATCACATAATAATAAATGTCTATTGGACTTACTGCTTCTATTCTTAACACCAAAGTAATCACCGGAAATGCCGAGCGTATTTCTTCGTACCGTAATCAGGAGCCGAGCGCTATGATGTGCCCTGTATGGGGGGGTCAGGACTTGGCGGGACGTTCCATCTGCTCCGATTCTTTCTACACTAAGCGCGCCGGATGTCATTCTGCCATGGACCGCATCAAAGTAGAAAATGACCAGCGCCCCAAATATGCTAATCATGTAACCATCTCCGCTGCTGGTATCAGTGGTGAGAATGCCGATTATGGAACTAACATCACTCGTCAGCAGGCTGGCGCGGCTGACATCGAGAGAAAGATGATGAGAAGCGTGTACCCTCATTTCGGACTGTCCAGCGCCGAATCCATCCTGCCTTCTCGTGGCAGTCGTATGGACTCTTCCGCTGCCAACGCTTACCAGTCTCAGGACGGAGATGCTCTGGATGCCCAGGCTCGTCGCGCTGATCAGAACCTGAACATTGGCAGCAACAGCCAGGGGCGTTATGGTCGTATGGCTTCTGGTACAGTGAACCCTAACACCCATGTAACCTACAACTCGAATGCCAACTTCGCCAAAAAGGGAGGTAATGGCTATGTCAAGCTGGGTAACCTTCAGTAAACGGTTTTGGGAACTTTCATTTATTTTAAAAATAAATGAACCAAGCATTTTAAATTTTCATCTTATTCATTTCTTTCACCAATTCTTTTACAACTTTCTTTTTTTCTACATAGTTGATTTTTCCACAAGAACAAATATCTTTGCATAAACATCCACACTTGTTTTTCCTAACACTATGAAACCATTCCCACCAAATGCATGCTTTGAAACAATTGGGCTCAAAATCATAATTCTTAGCTTTCGGATTTTCCTTGACGAGTTTTCCAAACCTTTCGGTGTCATCTTTGCAAACGGTACATTCTGGAACAACAGGGATAGTTATTCCTGCCCAAAAGCACGTCCCACACATCCCTCCAGAAAGGTGTTGCTCGTTGCACATGGGAATATGGGTCTTCTTAAGAATATAATCGTACGCGTTCATTTTCTATACAAATATAAACGCATTTTCAATTGTAAAGATTTGTTCTTTACTTAAATAAAATGAACGTTTGTGAGCAGTTTTTGAAAAATCAAACAGTGAATCCGGAAACGGGACGTTCTATAAAAATCGGAGGTCCTACACATAAACGCCTGTTGAAACAATGCATACCCGCTTCAAATTCTTCGCCTTTAGGAAAGCGAGTAAAGGTTCTGAAAGCGCCGTGCCTCGCCGATAAACGGTATATATGGGTCATAGGTGGTGGATGTTTTGAGGCGTCAAAACAGCAATATACACAAGAAAACATAAAATCCTTGAAACCTGGAGAAATTTTTGTCTTCGGTTCTAATCTCAGTGGTATACACGGAAGCGGTTCGGCCAAGATGGCGTACACAAAATTTGGAGCAAAGTATGGAGTTGGTATCGGTATGACAGGACAGGCGTATGCTCTCCCTACAAAAGACAAAAACATCAACACACTACCGTTATCTCGTATCAAAAAGTATGTAGACGATTTGCACACTTTTGTTTTAAATCATCCATCAAATCATTTCATCATCACTCGAGTCGGTTGTGGTAAAGCGGGATATTCAGACAAAGACATCGGACCTCTGTTTAAAAAGTTTATCGGGTTGACAAACGTTTCACTTCCGAAATCGTTTGTCGACGTTAAAAATTGATTTTTAAAAACATCTCTCGATAAACAAACAAGACTAAAATGCAAGCACCAGGACCTGTCACAAATGGCATTCGCGGACCCGAATTCAAAGCGTTTATCGCCTCCCTCCTCAAGAAGGGACGAGTCAAGCAAAAGTATGTCGACTACCTTCTCGATGATGACTCCATGGATTTGTATGCCAAGGCATTTACAAATCCGACAGCTGACCCCGCCAACAACTATGAGATTTTGGAGAAGATTGGAGACGCCACGTGCAACAAAGCCATCATGTGGTACATTTTCCGAAAGTTTCCCAAGCTCGAGAGTAAGCCTCAAGGGTTGATGATTTTCTCTCGCCTTTTCCACACACTTCAGTCGACCAAAACGTTTAGCAACATCGGTCTAAACCTTGGTTTTGAGAAGTTTATCTCATCAGGATGGATGCGGGTGAAGGACAAGTACGAGGATGTCATGAAGGTGAAGCGAAACGGCGTTCTCGAAGATTGTTTCGAAGCATTCTTTGGGGCGACAGAGTTGATTATCGACAAGAAGACAAAAGAGGGCGTGGGGTATGCTATTTGCAACGAGATTTTCAAGGGGATGATTTCAGAAATGCCGTTTCCGTCTATCAAGTACGAAGACTTGTTCGACCCCATAACACGTCTCAAGGAGTTGTTCGACTACAACTTTCCGTCAAGAGGTCGACTTGGGAAGTATGAGTACATTAGTCCGCCCGGTTCAGATGACGACGAGGAAAGCAACAAGCTGAAGTCGATTGATGTGTACTGGACAAACTCTCAAGGTATGCGAGTCAAGATTGCTTATGGTTCTGGTTCGTTGAAGGAAAAGGCAAAGGCTGTTGCCGCCGAACACGCTCTTGGCTTTTTCAAAGCTCGAGGATACGAGAAAGCCGCTCCTTATGACCATCGCGATTTCATTTAATTTTGTGTAATATAAATGAACAAAAGTGAGGAGTATCACAAAAGAAAATTTAAGGAAATTTTACAAGAAAAAAGTATTTACGGGGATGTTGTAATAGACGATTCAGATGTGAGTTGTGACGTGCGTAAAGGCAATTGCAAACTCTTGCTGGACAAGTATGAACTTGACTGTGCAAACTCTAAAGTATCCCAGAAAAATATAAACATAGAAGAGCCGATAGGGCTGCCCGAACGCCTTAAAAATGCTAAGAAAAATGCGGCACTTTGTAAGGATGGTAGACTTGAGTATATTAAAAGTTGCTGCAGGTCCAAGACCAATGAACGCGCCCTCGCTACTGATATGGGTCATTTAGTGCAAATCGTAAAGATGCAAAAGATTCAAGACTTCATCGACAGAGAACTTACTCTTAAAACAGCAGAACGAAAAGTTCGAGAGGCTGAAAGAAAGGCAAAAGATGTGGAAGAAAAAAGACGAGAGGCGGAGGAAGCGAGAAAAGAAGAAAATAGAAGACAAAAGGCTAAAGAAGAAGCGAGAAAAGCCGACGAAGCGAGAAAAGCCGACGAAGCGAGAAAAGCCGACGAAGCGAGAAAAGCCGACGAAGCGAGAAAAGCTGAGGAAATGAGAAAAGCCGAAGAAGCGAGAAAAGCTGAAGAAGCGAGAAAAGCTGAAGAAGCGAGAAAAGCCGAGGAAATGAGAAAAGCTGAAAAGAAACAGGTTGTTCAGTCGCAAATACGTAAAATGCCAACTGAAATAGAAAATAAAATATCGAGATTTCTTATTTCGCAAAAGCACAAACTAACTGATATCGCTCGGGTTATTGAAATGTGCGGATCGGTATATGAACGAGTTTTATTAAAAATAACTGATTTGAGCTTTTTAAGAGAAATTGACATCGCTTTAACAGTCATAAAAATTCAATTAACCCAGTTAATCGGTTCAGATGATACCGACACGGTGCTTACCTTTCTTGTAAATTTTCTGGTGAAAAAAATTCGTGGAAAAGGACGAGTTTAAAGATGTGCTCACTTTTAAAAATGGACGAAACTACAATTTTAGCATTTTTAAAAAAGGTTACAACGGACTATGAAGAAAAAAAGTTGTCGGAAGAGGAGAAGCGGATTATATCAGAGTTTTTTATGGAGTTTAGTTTTCTCCAAGACAAAAGCGATAAATCAGAAAAGAATATGATGAAGTATCTTTTTCTTGGATGGTTTATTCATAGTAATTTTGCGAAGTAATTTCTTCATTATGGGGTTTTAAAAATTTTTTTTTTCAGGTCTTATGAGCCTTTGAATAAATATATCGGCTTAAAGATAGTCTTGGAATATATAAAAATGCCCCGCCAGACCAAGAATACCGATACTAAGACTGTTGCCCAGGAGTCCACAGCTCCTGCTGCCGAGCCTGCTGCTGCCGCACCTGCCCGCAAGACTCGTACTAAGGCTGCTCCTGCTGCTGAGCCCGTTGCCGCTGAGGCTCCTGCTGCTGAGCCCGTTGCCGCTGAGGCTCCTGCTGCTGAGCCCGCTAAGACTGAGGAGGTTCCCAAGGAGGAGGTTGCTCAGGAGGCCGCTGAGGGTGAGACTAAGACTCGCGTTGTACCTACACGTGAGAGTGTTATGACCGACTTTTCTGAGATTCTGAGCCTTGTCGATGGTGAGATTGAGCGCCTTCGCGAGGGTGCCGACAAGACCCATTCCGCCAAGTTTCTGCGTCAGCTACATCGCCGTCTGCGCTCTCTGCAGAGCAACACCGCCCGTGTTTTGAAGCACAAGACTCCTTCTGCTCGTCGTAACAACAACTCCGGTTTCCTGAAGCCTGTAAATATCTCTGGCGATATTGCCAAGTTCACCGGTCTCGACCCCAAGACCCAGCATTCTCGTGTGGATGTGACCAAGTTCCTGTGCAAGTACATCAAGGACAAGAACCTCCAGAACCCCGAGGACAAGCGTCAGATTCGCGCAGACCCCGCTCTGACTAAGCTGCTGAACTACGATGCCAAGACTGGTGAGCCTCTGACGTACTACCACATGCAGAAGCTGATGAAGTCTCACTTCACCAAGCCCCAGTAAGCGATATGTATACATAGTTTTATTATCTTAATCTGTTTAAGATAATCAAATATCGACTCGTCAATTTTCAAAAGGAGATTTTTCAGGGAACTGTGCGCCATCTGATTCAGAAATGAAGGTACGCATTCTTCATTTACAACATTGACGCACACAAATTGTTTACCTTGACAGTGCATTTTACAATCGTCGGACGGATTTAAGGATGATATAAACTTATCCTTCCAGTTTGAAACACGGCTTCCTTTCATATAATAAAAGATGTTACGTAGATAGTTGTTGACTGCTATATTCCTATTTGTTCTAAACCGTGTATTAAACCACAAACCATTTTTTTTCAAAAGGCATTCAAGCTCTTTTTCCCAAGGTTTATAACAAGGTGAAGGTGTGTGGGACATCCGAACATTATAATAAGGTAATATGTCTTTTATAGACGTCAGTGTATTTTTTAACATCACAGAGTGACAATAAGGCGAATCCAAAGACCGACCTTCGTCGTTCGGTTGCTCTTTAACTCTTTTAAAAGCAATCATAGGAATCCCATTGTAAAAAAAGGTGCTTTTTTGGGTTTTCTTAAAAATAAATACATCATCGTTAGAATAGATATAATGACTGGATAAATTAGGAATTTTATGGATGTACTGTTCTATGGTAATCGAGTTAAATGTGGGTAGATATTCTTTAGGAATAATTTGAGAGTGGTTAATGAGGATAATTCTTTCACAATCAAAATTAATAAAGTTCGGCTTCTGCCCGTCTTTTACAACGATATAAATTTTATTAAACCACGGACAGTTTTTGCAAATAGAACGGAGCGCGAACTTTAGTTCGCCATTGTCGGTGTATCTATTTTTTCCATTCCCTGAGGAATCATAAAGCTGTCTATAATATTCGCGTTCAGGGTCGTATGTGTCAACCCAAGTAATTACAAAATCAACTGGAAATTTTTGCTCTGGTATGTAAGAAAACCACATACAACACAGTACACCCATAACTAAAACAAGTGATACGATTAAACATAAAAGACTGTTTTCATTTATTATATGTGCTTTATTAATTTCAAGTCAATCCGTGAGAGGATGTGTATCGGTTTTTAAATTCGCTCTAATTCACTCTAAATTCAAAGAGTACGCAGCTTTTTCATTAAAGTTGATTTTTAAACTAAAACTTCATAAAGAAATGTGCCTCATACACAACTTTAAATTAACTGAATGCTCTTCAACTGAACGACTCTTTGTAAGTGATTACGGAGCAAAGTACGGACACATCACAACTTGGGTTTGTAGCAATTGTAAGAAAGAAATAAAGAAAAAAATTTACAAAGGAGAATATGGTTGGAAAACAGTTCAGAATTTTTTAAAGTGAATTATTTCTAAAATAACTTAGAAATAACTAAAACCACAATGGGTATCAAGTTCTTTTTTTCTTGGCTGAAGAAGGAGTTTCCTCACCATTTTCAGAATTTCCAAAAGACCAACTCTCCGGATATGGGCATCGACACATTTATGATTGACCTCAACGGGCTTTTCCACACGTCCGCAGCACGTGTGTATCAATACGGCGCGTACGAAAAGCGAAGTCTTCTCCGTAGGCCCAGACACGAGATTAACCAAAATGAAGACCCGAAGTTGCGTCTGGAATGCTTCCAAGATGTGTGCAGGACAATCGAAGAGTTATTAAACGTAGTAAAGCCAAAGAAGCGTCTTGTTATGTGTATCGATGGAGTTGCCCCACTTTCAAAGCAGAACCAGCAACGGCAGCGTAGGTACCGTGGGTTGGTTGAAGATTCTGGTGAGAGGAACCCTAATTTGTTCGACTCTCGTTGCATCACTCCCGGAACCAAATTTATGGACTACCTTTCAAAGTACATCGATTGGTACATCCGAAAGCAAATTTCAGAAAACGAGATGTGGAAGAATTTGGAAGTTGTTTTCTCGAACGAGAAGGTTCCTGGAGAAGGTGAACATAAGCTGATTGACTACATTCGAAAATACGGAACGGATGATGAAACCTACTGTATCAACGCTCTTGACGCTGACTTGGTAATGCTTTCTCTAGGAACCCATAAGAAAAAGTTTTATCTTCTCAGAGAAGAGCTGTACGACCGGTCTTTTGATTACGCGTATCTCAACGTTGGTGGTGGTCTCCGAAACGATTTGACAAAGAGCCTATTGAGTTGGGACGGCGCAGACGAGAAGAGACTGATAAACGACTTTATCCTCTTTTGTTTTCTGTGTGGAAACGATTTTCTTCCAAACATCCCTTCCATCTCCCTGATTGAAAAAGGAATGTCTACGATTATAGATATGTACAAACTCAACGCTGAAACGTGCGGGCACCTCACAGACGAAAATGGTGAGATTATCAAGTCATCGTTTCAGCTTTTTCTCTCAAGGATTAGTCAGTGCGAAAAGTCCCTGCTCGAGGAAAAGTATCTCAAGCGGGCCGATTACGTTGCGGAGGACGGACTCCTAACCAAGCATATTCAGAAAGTGGAAGACCACTACGAACTCGATTTTGACAACTACAGAGATGACACCTACAAGAAACTCGGAGTCGATGACCTTGAGAGCGCGAGTCATTCTTATGTGGATGGCTGTGTGTGGGTTTTGACCTATTACCTCAAGGGCATAAGCGACTGGAACTACGTGTACAAGTACAACTACTCGCCCTTTGCATATGATTTGACTCTTGCCCTTACAACATATGTTCAGAAGAAGACAGTATCATCTGCACCTATCCCACCCTTTCTTCAATTGCTGTGTGTAATTCCCCCGACAAGTGCATTTCTCTTGCCAAAGCCTCTCGATTCTGTCTTGACAAATCGAGCTCTTTCAAAGTATTTTCCAACATCGTTTCATATCAACTATGAGGGTAAGAAAAAGGAGTGGGAAGGCATCGTCGAACTCCCCGCAGTTGATGTAACAGAGGTCCGGAAAGAGTATACGCGTCTTTTTTCGAGAGTCGATGCACTTGACAGCAAACGAAATGTGTACGGTAAGAGTTTTGTTTACAAGTACTCTGGCGAGTTTTCGATGTTCATAAAGTCGTACTACGGTTCTTTTACATCTTTCTGTGTGTCAGAACCTCTGGCTTTGTAAATGTAAAAATTTATTAAGAAATTTCTTAATAAATGTTTGAGTCTTGATTTAAAGTAGATGTGAAATTAAAAAATGACCAACCCTCCATCTGTTCAACGACTTATGCAAAGTCTTGGTGTGATTATCATCTCTATACCGAGTCACTTTACAAATAAGCTGACAGCCATTACAACCATTGGCGACTTCTTTACATTTCAGGAAGAGAGATTGCGAAACATCGAAGGTAAGGTAGTGCAGCTGGAAAGACGTGTCAATGACGTAGAAGTAAAGGACAACGGCTGTAGTTGTTCAAAGAATTAAATATAATCTTCCAAAAGAAATTGTCAAAAATTCTGGATGACCTCAAAGTAATTTCAGTTAGACATAGAAACTCTCATGTCTAACTTAATCAAAATTTTTGTATGTAATGGAATTCTCCTTTTTATTCACGTTATTTTAGTACTTCTTGGGAATCAACTCTGTCTTGATTCCCATCGCGTTCAACTCCTGAAATAACAACTTCGCCGCATAAGGGATATTAATCTTCACGATTTTGTCATCCTTGCACCCCTTGCAATCACTCTGAGACGGAGTAATCATACCGCACTTTGAGCAAATGATGACATTGTAAGGGTCGCTCATATCAAACAATCGCTCCTTTAGAAACCGACTTGTTCCATGCACGATGATTGCGTCGCGCTCCATTTCTCCAAAGCGCAAACCACCATCTCGGGAACGTCCTTCTACCGGCTGTCGAGTGAGCGTTGTCACGTGTCCACGAGCCCTCGAGTGCATCTTGTCACTCACCATATGCTTCAGTCGTTGGTAGTATGTAGGGCCGATGAAAATCTTTGCATCAATCTCCTCACCGGTGTAAGGATTAAACATACTCTCAAGACCGTGCCTCTCGTAACCCAGTAACTCCAACTCATCGCACAACTTGTCCGCGACGTTCACACTGTGCTTCGAAAATGGGGTCGCATTTCCAAACTCACCCTTCAAAGAACAAGCCTTACCCAGCACACACTCCATCAGCTGATTGATGGTCATACGGGAAGGGATACAGTGAGGGTTGATGATGATATCGGGTGTAATACCCTCGCTGGTAAAGGGCATATCTTCTTGACTGAAAATCATACCACAGGTTCCCTTTTGTGCCGCGCGAGACGCAAACTTGTCTCCGACTTCTGGGGTCTTGATGACTCGAATAACAATCTTGATGATTTTCCCACCCTTTGGTGTACTGTTGATACGCACCTTGTGTATAATACCTTCCTCCCCAGGCTTGATAGTAACAGACACATCCTTTTTTTCCTCTTCTCCTGTTTTCTTGATTCGGATTGAAACCTTGCCGATGATGACATCGTCCTTCTTTACGTGTGTTCCTTCCTTGACAAATCCAGTCAGCGGTCCATCAGAGTGAAGAAAGGCGTAGTTGTTCTTCTTATTTCGAATGTCCATACTGGGAATCTCTATCACTTGAAAGTTGTTTGTATCCTTTCGCACTTCCTCGTCCGAAATGGTAAAATACCCAGTGACACGAAACATACCGCGTTCAATCGAACTCTTGCTCAAAATCACAGAGTCTTCCTGGTTGAATCCTTCCTTTGTCATAATTGCAACTATGGGGTTACAACCAGAAGGCATATCGTTGAAGTTCAAAAACTCTGCAGAGTCTGTTGACACCAAGGGTCGTTGAGGGTAGTCCATAACATACATCATAGTGTCTGCGCGAGAGTCATAGGTCTCCAATGGAACACCCAATGCCTGCTTAGCCATACTTGACTGATAGCAGTTTCTGGGAGACTGAGAGTGGTCCGGAAACGGGATAATAGACGCACAAACGCCAAGTATCATACTTGGGTGAATCTCAAGAAAATCATAAGTGTAGTCTCCCTTTTCAAGATAGTCCTTTGACATTGCGACTGTCGAGTGTTCAATCTCGCTTGGGTCTATGTAACGGATTTCACCCATCTCAACGAGTGTGTCCCAGTCAACAACATCACCATCATACGCTTTCCCGTCCTTGACAACGAAAACAGGTCGCAGCAAACGCCCTTCATCACAGTAGACCACAACCTCTTCATCGTTGTACACGATGGACACTTCTGAATCAATGATTCCAACCTTACGCTTCTCAATAAGCTGTTCAACAAGAGCCTCCGCATCCTCGGCAAACCCGATTGGAATCCCGTTCAAGAGAATAAGGGTTCCGTTTGAAGCATTGACACCCTCACAGTTCAGTATACTCTCCTTTGTCAACAGCGTGTTTGTCTTTTTGCTGACCCTTGTGAGTAGTGCATAGTTGGTAACGATACCACAAGTCGCACCTTCTGGCGTTTCGGCAGGACAGATGTACCCAAACTGGGAGGTGTTGATTTGACGAATCTTGGCATTCTTACCCTCCTTACCGATTGGAATCACAATGTGGCGAAGATGGGATAATGTCGCAGAGTACGACATTCGATTCAACACCTGAGACACACCCACCTTTGCGTGTGCTGTCTTCTTTGTACTCCAGTTTCCGGTGGAAAAGCAGCTCTTGATTCCCTTTGTTATGTTTGTATAGTGAGAGATGAGGGAAACAATGTCTAGGCGTTTCTGAAGCTGAATTGTCATATTCTTCACGAAAGCGTCGTACACACACCGGAAAAGGTCGAACATAAGAATGCCAGTAGTCTCAATACGCTTATTCGCAGTGTTGTCACGGTCGTCGTCCTTGCGAATTCCGATATTGACTAAGATGAGCTTGTTAATCATGTATCCGAGAAACTTCGCTTTGTCATTCGTGGTTGCCAAAATTCCAAGATGCGGAAAAAGCTCACGCTCCACAATCTGCTTTGCGTAGGCCTCTTGCTTGTCTTTTGGGATGGGATACATCGGGTATTTCGAAATGTAGGAGAGCGCCGTGTCCTTTGAGTCCACGATGTATGAAGACTTGACGATGTTCTTCACGTACTTGCGACCCTTGTCATACTTCATGTCGATGAAAGACGCGATTTGGTCAGGTTCGATTCCAAGTGCCCGAAACACGATTCCCGCCTCGATGTGTTCTTTGATATTGGGAAGAGACACGTACACATACTTTTCGTCCAAGGGCATCATCACCTGTACAACAACCGAGTAGCCAGTCTCCTCTGCGATTGAGCGAATTTCAGAGATAAACTTGTACTTTGCATTGTTTGTGACGCTTTGCTCGATGACTTGGACAAAGTTGTAGTTTGGACGCTGTTGCGCCACAATCACACGTTCAATAACCCTCTTCATACGGTCATGCTCCTTTCCTTTGATGATAAAGTAACCGCCCTGGTCGTAGCGACACTCTCCAAGTGCGACACGTTCAGTTTTTGTCTTATCAGAGAGGTTGCAAATGTCAGAATACAGCATCGTGGGGATTTGGCACAACGGGATGCGCTTGTGTGACTTCTGGGACACAAGCGCATCGTTCTCAAAAGTTTGTTCAAGGATGTTCACATAAACAGTAGACTGGTAGCACAACTCTCGGTCGCGCGCTTCGGATGGATACAGAGGACGGATGCTTCGGTCTTCGTCGATGACAAAGGGATTAGCCACGTGAACTTGGTCGAAATGAAACAGCACCTTCTGTCCCGCACGCGGACACACGATGATGTCGCTCTTTTCGTCGATGACTCGTTGAATACCCTTGTTGACAAACTCGTTGTATGAGTCAATCTGGATATGGGCAACGCCATATTTCTCGAAATAATTCTTGAGCAGGAGCTTGACTTTTTCTTCTTGCATTTCTATAGTTATATTTTGTTCCTTGGATTCCATAAAAAAATCATTTTTTTAAAAAAAAATGATTAAATAAATGTCTGGACATATCAATGTAAATGAGAGTTCCAATCCTGTAGGCAAGACTCATAAAGTATACGCGACGTTAAGCAAGTCGACTTCTGCACCTAACGCGCCTCATCTTGTTCTGAACCCCAACGACCCGTCTTATTCCGTCCACCAGAGTGCTTTCAACAGTGGCAAGCTTCACCCAAATCAGCACGTTGTCCCGGGAAGCTATCACAGCATCTCGTCAGCTTACGGCGCCGAGCCTGTCCGTCTCTACACCACTCGTGGTTGCGCTTCTTCTAATGTAATGTAAATTCTAAACTTTTATCAAAATTGATTTTATTTAAAAATTTTGATACCGATTTGTATTCTTTTCTTTTATCTATGAACTATCCAGACAGCAAGCTTTCTGAAATCCAGATTGCGGTCAAGCGCCGAGATTTGGATTTCGTGCGACTGTTTATGAGCCAAACCCGGCGATTTACTTCCAATGGTTTCTTGTACACTCCTGGGCATTCCGGAATCACACGGCGAGTCATGTACGCAGCGTGTTTATTTGACGATGTGGAAGTTGCGGAAATGTGTATGAACACTGGTTGGGTCTATGACTATTACACCATTATAACAGCATTGCACGAGGGTGCAACCAAAGTTGCGGATTTCCTTTACGAAAAAGCTCGCGACCAAGACCTCAACAAGTACGTGAGAAATTTTTTAGTGTTTGGGGGATGTAGCTCTTCTGTGAAAAAGTGTACGACTGCCCGCTGGTTGATTGCTCACGGCTACAAGTTTGGACACTCGGATTTGCGACACTTGGCGATTTGTGACGAGTTTGACGTGTTCAATATCATATTTGACTCCATGACGTGTGCTCCGATGTGTGTCCCTCGCTACAAGGAAATGTTTGATGATTGTATACGCAATGGGGCTTTTAGAGTAGCGCAGTTTTTTGAGTGTGTAATGGGTTTCGATGCGAAACAAGTATGTGTAGAAAAAGAGATGCTGGAGGTTTACAAAGACAGGTGTGCCAAACGAGGACATGCTGCCATAGTGATACAGATGAAGTGGCAAAACTATCGCCGTCGAAAGGACCCAAGCATCTCTCTCAAAGAAGCTGCGGAGAGTTGGGACAAGTTGGTGGCAGAATTCCCAGAGAAGTTTAATTTGTAGTTGCTTTTATATGAAAAAACATATAAAAGAAATACCCCATGCGGGACTTGAACCCGCAACCTTCAGATTAGAAGTCTGACGCGCTATCCAATTGCGCTAATGGGGCTCATATGTATTTTCTAACTCTTTAAATTAAACTTAATGATGTAACCCGTTAGAGAAATGAAGATATACACTCGAACAGGTGATAACGGGACCACCGGTCTTTATGATGGTTCTCGCGTTCAGAAGAGCGAACAAATAATAGATGTACTTGGAACTCTGGACGAACTTTCCGCGCACATCGGTATGCTTCTTTTCCATCTGAAAAAATCGTATATCACAGATGCAGTAGACAACCTCTCATTTATCCCTTTTCTCAAGAATCTTCAGTCTACGCTTTTAAACATAGGCAGCATCATAGCAACTCCCAACCCTTTACCCAATCAAACGCTGCCTTCTATCACGGATTACAACGTACAATGTGTAGAAAAGCTCATTGATGCGATGGACACTCGGTTGAAGCCTTTGACTGTTTTCATCCTTCAACACGGAAAGAACGAGATGGAAGCTTGGTCGCACATCTGCAGAACCATCACAAGACGCGCCGAAAGGGAGCTTAATAAGTATGGGAACGTAGATGAAACTATTTTGAAGTTTGTAAACAGGTTGAGTGATTTTTTCTTTACGCTTGCCCGTTACGTGAGCGAATAAATATAATGAAAATAAGAACAAAAATCATTAAAAAATAAATCGCTATCAAAAGCCCAAATCTCTGTTCATTCAAATTGCACATAAGACATGTATCTTGTACCGATGAAATGTGCAAACCTTGACGTGTCAACCCGGGTGCATCGTAGAGCTTTATACCTTCCAAGACAGCCGAAAATGACATATTACTGTCTATCTGAACCTCAATGGGAAACACGTTTTTGAGCAGCTTTTTCGCACCCGCATTTGTCAATATATAAGCGTGAAGACCAAAGAATACCCCTTCGATTTTATCAAAATACTCGTTATACTTTTTCCCAAAAAAGTTGTCACTGACTCCTAAGAAAATGCCGTCGGCATCATCGGGTATGAATTCAAGTCGTTTTTGAAATTCTTCTTTAAAGTTGTCTACGAATTTCACGTCATCTTCAAAAATAGCGCAATAAGGTAAATCGTCTTCAATCATCATATTCCAAATAAGAACGTGTGAAAGATAGCACCCAACAGCACCCCAACTCGAAAGTTGTGCGTCGTATTTTCTCTTTTTGTTTGTTTTAAAACTGTACCGAACCCAAGGAGTTAGTAAGTTTGACAACCCACCCAAGCTATCTACCAAGTTTTGAGTGTTTTCGGAAACCTGTTCTCCATTGTCCATTTTTCCAATTTCGTTTCCGTTTATTCCAGGAAAAATCTCTACATCTTCGAACCCAGCATTGCGTATCATATCTAAGATGTTCCTCCACTGGTGTTTGTTTTTTTCTAAACTAATACAAAAGGATTTCATTTATTACAACGCTTATAATAAATGATTAACGTGAGAATGTCTGAGGTATTTCTTACGTTTATTTTTTGTATTATCGTATTTACAAACGCCTATATGAACTTTTTTAAGATGTCTTTTGAAAAGGCTGTATTCTCTTCTATAAGAATACAAACCCTTTCCGGTTCGGCCGTACAACCGGAATCTCAGGAACATAAATTACTCATATCGCTTCAGTCTGTTTTAGCGTATTTGATAACATCAGGTCTGTTGATTCTTTCTGTCAATTTTAAATAATTTTTTTTCTTTCTAATAAATGTCCTATACACTCCCTATATTACTATTCGTACTTGGTGCAATTCTGATTGCTCTTTCCAGCATGATAACTGAGAACACAAAGAACCTCCCCGTTGACAGCGATGTAGCTCGTTACAACCAGGGCATCTACACTATGGCCATCATTTTTATGACTGTCAGTGTAACTATGCTTGCTTTTGGTGGAAGCACCGCGACGATTAGTGGCACAAAAGGTCTTGCTTTCATAATCACCCTCGGTATTGTTCTGCTTGTTTTGGGTGCTATGATTGTCAGCAAGACTTCCGACAAGGCCAAGAACGCTGCTGTTGGCGTTCTTGTTATCGGCATCGTTTTCATTGTAGGCGGAGGTGCTGCTGTCATGACCCAGCACGCAGATAAGCTGAAAAGTTTTGGTTCCAGTTTAGGCTCTAAATTCGGCAGATCCTCGGCTTCTGCCGCTGCTTCGGCTCCTGCTTCGGCTCCTGCATCCGGTTCAGTAGCTCTTCCTGCCAACTTCCGCTGCTATTAAACGCATATTTTAGATAAAATATAAATTACTTATTTTATCCTTTCACACAAGTTCTTTCCTGATTCGTTGGAGAAGCTTCCCCATTCGGTTGTGTTCCTTATCTTTCCAAAATGTTTTTAGAACTGACAAGTAGATGATAGGACCAAGGTAGGTGTTGAGAAGATTTGACCTGAGTTCTTCGTTTTTCTCAAATTTCTGTTTCACCAACTTATACATCGTCTCCTCTTTGACATTCGACCAATCGTGTCTCAACTTAACCGATTTTCCTAACATCTTTATCTCCTTTATCGTCTTTGCAGATTTGAGTTGCTCGATATACTCGGTATTCTTAGGATTTTTCATCGCTTGATATGCGGCTTCTACATTTGGAAAGACTCCAACATTTTCTACACTTATTTCGCACTTGAATGAGTTACTCATGTACGTGTTAATTTTTGAGTTGAAATAAACAGGGTGGAACAGCTTCAACACAACGTCTTTCTGCATAAAAGTTTGCGGCGACCCGATTCGTCGCCATTTATCACGCATCTCTTTCCTTTGTTGATGGTAGTATCGGGTCAAGTCGAGTGCATACTCTGGCGGGATTTTGAGATACAGACAAAGCAGACACGCAACTACTACACCGGACCGTCCATGTCCACCTTTGCAATGGATGTAGATTTTTTCTTTATCTTTGAGCGACTTTATGAGTTGGTAGACCATATAGATAAACTTGGAAAAGGAAACCAAGTCTCGAGGGATTTTTCTGTCTTGAATAGGAAATTTTATTTTGGTGTACTTTGTGATGTAGTGGGAGATTCTGACATCTTTTGGGCTTGTCAAGTCGATGAAATAGACGACACCCAGGTTTTCTAATATTTCGGCTCTGTTTTGGTCGGGCATACTTCCAAAGAGCGCTTTGTGCGGAATAAAATAGGAACTCGTTTCCATTTTATTTTATCACAATCGTTATAAATAAACAATTTATTAATAAAGATGACCGAAGTAATAACCATTGATGTATACCCGTCGGATACAGAGTATACGATTCAACAACGTGTTGCCGCGAAATTAAACTCGACACCTAATTACATCAGTGTCGATTTGGATTTGCGTCAAATAAGGTCTGAAAAGACCGCGACTATCGAAGTCGTAAACTTGCTGAGAATTTTAAAAGACAGGCGAGATAAGAACTTTAAATTCTATAAAAATACAGACGTGTACAATGCAATTAAGAAAAAGGTAGGAAAGAACTTTTCTCTTTTGGAAGATGTAATTGCTCCCTTTATCTACTTTAGGGTTTCCGACGACGAAGAGTTTGCCCAGACCGAGTATATCGACTACGCACAGCACGCAATAAAGAGTATAGAGACTCTCGGAGAAACAGCTCCTGAAATAGATATCTCTAATGTATCTCAAAAGAAGGCGGAGTTTTTGAGTAAGCTCGAAGCGGCTATTGATGAAAACAAGAAAGCCGTAGCCAAGTTTGTCGAGGGGTATAAGAAGCTCGAGAGTATGGTTGGAAAGCCGTATACCGATTTTGAACTTGAACGCGTAGAAATTCAGCTTACGATGAATTTCAAAAATATGGATATCATGTCGGTGTTCAACCGCATTATTTTAACAAAGGATGTTCCTTTCGCATCCCTTAACGACTACTACAAAATTCTAAAAGGAACAGTTCCGCCTCTGATAAAGGCAAAAGAAATGGGTAAAATAACTCTTCTTGTTGGTGCGCCGGAAAAGTCCGAAGAAGACGAAAAGGATGAGGATATAGAAGACGAACTTACGCTTGTAACTATTCTTGAAAAAGATGAAGAAATAGTTATGAGGATGGATTTGGAGATTGTAAATCAACGTAAGAAAAACGACGTGATTGAAAAGGTTCTTAAAGTTTTTCCTATGCCGGTTCAGATTATAGGAGAAACACCTATCGGTGTCAACGGTGTCTTCTACTTTCCAACGCAAGTTCTCGACCCTGCGATTTTCGCACACCTTCTCCTAAACGATGTTGCTTTCTACAAGACCCTCGCCATCAACGAGAGTGAGAAATCGACTAAGACAAAAGAGGGAATCTACACGTATTTCAATGCTGGAAACGAGATTGTCAGTTCTGTAATCACACCCAAAATAGTTTACTCGTATGACCCCACTATGAGAGACAAAGACAGAGCTGTATTTCCAGAAGGCGATTTCTACGTAAGTGTGCGTATTTCAAAGGCGTCCTCTGTTGAAGTCGTGAAGAAGTATCAAGAGACCCTGTCCAAGATTTTCAGTCTTTATGATATTGAGTACAGGGCGGTTCTTAGATTGTACAAAATGTTTCTGGACCCCCTGGGATTAGACCTTGGAAGGCCTACGCGAGGAAAAGTCAAGTCATCTACCAAGGTTTTCTTGAGGAAAATGATTCCCGAACTCTTTACGCCGAGATACTCTCGTTCCTGTAGAAAACAGCCTATTATAATCAACGAGGCTGATAAAACCAAATACGCTAACGCCTTGTTGTTCCCCAAGTCCCCGGCAGAAGGTCCTCAGAGATTGTATGCGTGTGACCACAAGGATGACAAGTTCGTGGGTTTGAGAGTAAACGACCCGAAATCCGACTACAGATTTGTTCCGTGTTGCTACAAGCTCGACCAAAGACTTGATAGAAATTCTTGGTATAACATCTATACAAATTGGACTCCAGGTCAGGACATCGATGATGAGTGCCTTTTTGAGAGCGATAGCGCTCAGCAGAACATAACCACGACCAAGAAACTTGCAAGATATGGGCTGTTTGGTCATCTCACAGACTTTGTAGATATAAACACGGTTTTCAAGTACGACAGTTACCTTAGACGCGGTATGGACAGAAGCAGGTTGTCTTTTTTGCAGTGTGTCTTTGAAGCAAATGAAGTGAGCTATGGACAAAATGGAGGGACGTGTAAAGGCCGTGTTGGATTGCTCAAGAAAATCATTGAAGATATTACAAGCAAACCCTATCTTTTAAACACCACAAAGCAAGGGTTTCACAACAAGACCGTTGATGAAATCAGAGACATCATTCTCGATAAGAGCGCATATTTCGACCCCAGATATTTCATACCACTTCTTGAGGTTTACTTTGAGTGCAACATTTTTGTGTTTACACCAACAACGCTGATTGTCCCGGAACATCTTCAGAACTTTCTTCACCTTGTCAGAAACGCGAAAGAAAAAACCATAATAATTCTGGAACATATGGGTACAGAAGGTGAGAACATAACACATCCACAGTGCGAGTTGATAGTCAGAACAGATACACCCTTGTACAAAAGCGGTTTCGAAGACGCGGATGAGATTTCGGGACTTGTAAGAACGATTTTCGATGATATGTGTGTATCGCGTACTCTCGACCGCAAAGTTATGTATTACACACCCGAGTTTGCTGGCCACGCAAAAATCTATAGTCAAATAATAAATGATTATGGGAAAACGTGTGGCATGTTCCTCGAGTTTGATTCAGAACCCGTTTTTCTATATTCGAAGACAGCTCTTCCTCCTCTTCCTGTTAATAATAACCCAAACGAGGATATCATCATCACCCATTTCAACGTTGCCATGAATTTCTCATCTCTACCCTTTGTAGTTGAACGGAAAAAGGTTGTCAGTTATGGAGAAATCATCGCCATTGAGATTAAAACCGTGTTGGACAATGTCTACTTCATTCCCGTGATGTTTAAGCAAAATTTTGATGAAATAAACCTTCCAGTTTCAGACGAAAAGATTTTCTTTCCTCGTACAGGTTCTTATTTGACTTACTTTAACAAACAAAAACGAATGAGCCACTACTTAACTGAATATTGCAAGTATCTATTCTCGTACTTTGTTTACCAAGGCAATCACTACGACATAACAGACGAGGTTTACAATGCTTTCATAGAGGCGTCTTTTGTCATCGATACAACCTATCGATATGACGAAGTGCCTTCCAAGTTTGGAGTAGTAAACGAAGGCTTCGTAAGAAACTCGCAAATCATCATCAACAGTAACAACTTGCTTATCAAACTTATTTACATCCTGAAAGCAGAAAAAGAACAGATTTTAGATTACTATCAGCTTGAAAACATAAAGGAAGTTTTCAACGACATTTTAGACTTTGACAGACACCCATCACAAATCCTATTGTACGGTGGAAGTACCCTTGTCAAGTTTATAAAAGAAGCCACTTCTGTTCACGGCATAAACGAAAAGATTTTGGTTAAGCCGAAATCTCCCTATTTCTTCTCAAATCCAAATCTCGACAGAAACATGTACCTTGCAACAGACGTTGATTCTATGGTCACGGCTTTGTCATATGTAAACAACTGGAACACCAAGGGATTTGCGTATAGTTTGCCTCCGATAAGTGATGAAGATGAAGACAGAATAAACATAAGCATTTACAACTTCGTAAGCCAAAACGAAATCATACCCATTCACGACGCAAGAAGTAAGGATAAGATACTTGTTTACAAAGTCGGAGATAAGTTGGGTTTCGTTGTTCTTCTCGGAAAAATTTTTTAAAGCGTATCTTAAATAAATGTATCGTTTATTTCAGAAATTTTTTTAGGAAGAATGGTAGAAATACTTCCTGATGCAGTTCCTACGATTTCTCAGTTTTGTTCAAACATTCCTCTTTCGAAAATCAAAAAGGTCATCGCAACTTCTTTCTATAAAATAATGTTTAAAGCCGATGAAGAAGATAATGACGATGACGCTTTTCTCAACTCGATGTCGCTTGGAATAATCAGAAAAGCTGCCACGAGTTTGATGGACGTTTACACCATAACAAGAATGCTTCGCTCATTTGATGACTATGACTCTACCCACATCATCTTTCACGGAGGCGCGATGCATACTCGAAATCTCAAGGAGTTCTTTGAGAACATCATTATGTTTGCCTCCATGGGTATGTCGAGTTTGCCGAAAGACTATGCTAAAATCGAGATGGCGATTGAAGTTCCTGATGCTATGTGTTTGGAATTTGACGCACAAAAGATATTTGAGTGATTTTTCTAATCATTTAATGAGAAAGATTAGAAAAAAAATGTACAACAACGTTTTGGCGCTGGGAATCATTTACGTTGTCGTTCTCACGTTTTTCTCGATGAGATGGAAAAATGTTGAAAAAATCGACATGCTTTACACATTCAACGGAGACCAAAACCTCTTTCTCGAAGACAAAGGCATCTTCCATAGGAAATACATGAGGGAAATAAGAAATCTCAAAACAGACCTGGAAAAGAGCGAGTGGACAAGTGAACGCCTCAAGGACTTGTTCCAGATGTTTGTGGCCGCAGACGTTTCTTTGTGGCCTTATCAGATGGCTGTATCGGCGTTATCCTCATGTGTTGTGATTAGTCACCTCAATGCAAAAATGACCTGGGTAAATTTGATAACGTGCAGTTTCATCTTTTTCGTGCTTATGGACCTCCCGAGACGGTTTATGGCATTTCACAGGAACGCTTTAATCGCAAATAAAGCCATAAACCTACACACTTATTACTACAAGTATCTAAAAGGGCGAGAATCAGTTGAGAGTAAAAAGGTAGATAGTCTGGTTGATGTCGCTTAGCATATCATCTCTGATGTTGAGCAGGTCCGAGTCGTGCTTACCAAGATATTCCGTAAGTTCGGTTTCCAACCAGTTTCTGATAAACTTCAGGAGGTTTAACCCCTCTTTCTTGTCGAAATTGAGCAATACAACATC